GCAAGTCTTGCAAGTCTTGCAAGTCTTGCAAGTCTTGCAAGTCTTGCAAGTCTTGCAAGTCTTGCAAGTCTTGCAAGACTTGCAAGACTTGCAAGACTTGCAAGACTTGCCAATGCATTGATAGCCCTTGAACCCCAAGCAGCCGGCGCAGAGGCTCATAGGCTGGCTCGTAGGCTCGTAGGCTCGTAGGAGTAATATCTTCTCAGAAGAGTCGCAGTGTTTCTGATTCAATCCTTAGTATGATTATATTTAAAGTCAACATGAAGATTTTCAAGTTGAAGATTTTCAAGTTGAAGATTTGACCTTTGACTGTTTTGATGTATGCTTGAAGTGGCGGTGGATTATTGACCGCTACCTGGGCAAGAGTATCTTGGTAACAACAAACGGAAAGCGAGGCCGCAGTATGAGAACCGTTTACGTTGATTGGTATGCGCCGTGGAGCGGGCCACTGACACCTGCAAGACGCAGGATTCTAAACATCTGGCGTCTTTGCGTCATACCGCTGACATTGTTGTTCAGTCTTTGGTGGATGCCGTTTTTTCTTGACTGTCTAACTGGGCCTCGTCAAAAGATACCGGAGCCGGCGGTCAGTCGGCCGGCGGTCAGTCGGCCGGCGGTCAGCAGGCCGGCGGTCAGCAGGCCGGCGGTCAGCAGGCCGGCGGTCAGCAGGCCGGTGGGTATAAGATGAAAGCACTCTACTTTTTCGGAGGTAATATGGCTACTCCCAAGACTCACGAGACCTGTAAGACTCACGAGACCTGCAAGACTCACGAGACCTGCAAGACTCACGAGACCTGTAAGATTCAACGAACCTATGAGGCTGATTTGGTGGTTGTTGGCGAGATTGTCGCCCAGGCGACCGGTCGCCGTTATTATATGCAGGTTGTCCGCACGGAGGCTGGTAACTTCATTTTGGTCATTGGCGACTATCGCGAGGGCTGGCAGACGGCTCATCAAGTGTCATCTTTTGCTGGGTTGCTGCATACCTTGCGCGGCTTGCGTGGCTTGCATGGTTTGACTCCGGTCCCTACTGTCAGTTCACTGGTTACTGGCCGACCAGACTCAGAAGGCGTGGACTTACTAGAGACCGCGGCTGCGGTGCTGCGGGAGGTTGCCGCGATTCCGAAGTGACCACCACCTGCGTGAAAATTCGCTGTGAATAACAGGAAAATCCGCTGCGAATAACAGGAAAATCCGCTACAAATGACCTTTTTTCAGGAAAAACGCTCTTGAAAAGGGTCATTTTCATTGTTTGCGCCTGGACTTTTGCCAATTTGGACCTAGTATTTTACTAGAACGACATTTACTAGAACGCATTTACTGGAACGACATTTACTAGAACAACACAGGAAACTCGCATCATGTATGATATCCCTGCGTTCAACTATCCCGCTCTTGCTGAAGCGATCCGGAAGATGAATTGTCGCGCGAAGAAGCTGGGTTGCCGGTCGCTCGTGCTGCGAGTTGTCCGTGAGTATGAGGAAGAGCGGAAGAATCGTCTTGGAGCGAAGTACCTGCAAGCTCGTATGGTGATTGAACTTGAAGGCGAGACCCCTAAGTTGAGTGGGTGGAGTCTCTTGGCGGTCGTGGAAAGGCAGCCAAATGGTGAGAATCTTGTTCGGACGGTACCTGGAAGGAGCGTTCCTGAGCAGTATCGGATCACGGACACCCACTGCGATCATTGTCAGGCGGTGCGACAGCGTAAGGAAGTTTTCATTCTTGGGCATGATGATGGTCGCTTCGTGCAAGTTGGTCGTCAGTGTCTTGCCGATTTCCTTGGAGGTGCTTCGGTTGAGAGCTTGGTTGAGCGCTTGGTTGCACAAGCTGAGTTGGAGTTTGAGGCGGACGATCTCTGCTGCGGGGTGGGTGATAGAAATTTTGGTGATCGGCGTGCATTTTGCCGAGACATTGCTGAGTATTTGACGGTGGTTGCCGTTGTTATTCGTCGACTTGGCTGGGTCTCCAACACCGCGGTCCGCGAGCGCGGTGAAGGACAGGTGAGTACGAGCCACCTTGCTTGGTCGTTGTTGATTGACTACTGCACGCCGTATGTGCAGGAGTTGATTGCACAACACGATCTCCGGGCCGAAGAAAGGGATGAAAAACTGGCTCGGGAAGCTCTTGAGTGGGCAAAAAAGCAGCCGGCTGATGCTTCGGGTGCTCCGGGTGCTTCGGACGCTTCGGACTATCTCTACAACTTGGGTGTGGCTTGCCGGCAAACGTTTGTCACCTACAAGACTGCTGGTATTGTTGCCAGTGCGATTGCGGCTTACCAACGACATCTCGATCGTGAAGCGGAGTTGAACACCAGACGCCGCCAGAATTTGAAACGCCGCCATGTTGGCGAGATTGGGAAGCGGTGTGAGTTTGAGAATGTTACTGTCGTTCGACTGCGGTATTATGAGGGCAGGTTTGGAGTGAAGGCGATGGTGTTATTTGAGGACGCCAATGGTAACAGGCTTGTGTGGTGGGCATCCAAAGAGCCGGACGTGGAGGAGGGCGACGTGGTAAGTCTGCAAGGCACAGTCACGGCTCACAATGACTACCAGGGATGCCCGCAAACCGCGCTGCAACGGGTCAAAATCACTCGAAAACAGCCGGCAAGGGCTAAATTTCTTGGCTTTGGACTCCAAAATGACCTTGAAAAAACGAATTGGTAGTATGGAAACGTTGTTTACATCACGCCAATGAACACCTTAATGAACACCTCAATGAACGCTGTCAACTACCTTTGTTATGCCGCGAAACAAGCTGCCGGCCAGACGAACTACTTCGTTGTGGTGCGGGACAAGATCATCGCTCAAGGTCCAGACCTGCGTGCTGCATTGAATCAGGACGTGCGTGGTGCAAAACTCTATACGCTGTTTGAGCCAAATCCAGAAGAACTGTTATTGGCGTCAAATGCGGGCGTGAGAGCGGTCTATTTTGCTCTTTCCAAACACGATGCGGTGCGATTGGGCGTGACACCGCTTGTTCCGTGGTGGGTTCCCCCGCTTGTTCCGCGGAGTGTTCGCTACGCCCGTGAAACTATTCTGAGGAAGTGGAATGTCTGGCGACGTTGATCCCAAGATTGTTGAAGGTGCTGCGACTGGCGTGTGGCACATAGATGCCGCCTCCACAGTGGAGGAGTTCGTCGGTTTGCAACTCAATGAACTCTTTACCTGCGGGCTGTTGTGCAGCTTTCGGCCGGGTTTGGTCGCCAAGACTTATTCACCGCCGGAGTATATTGACATCAAACAACAGTCGAGTACACACCGATTCCTGATTCGCTACCCAGATTGCATCGTGCAGATAGATACAGACGTAAACGTGTCGATTATTCCGCGGCACGTCACCCGTGAGCAATTGCAAGAGATCGCTTTGTTAATCTGTCGGGAATGCGAACCGCTGTGTACGGACCCGACCGAGGAAGGGACGCCGGAATTTTTTGACCTTTGTCGCTGGGTTGAACGCTACTTGGTCAGAAAGTATCGTGCGGCTGGGGCGACCGTGGAGTATGATGAGGACTACGAGGGTTATGAGGATGGCAAGGATGGCAAGGATGGCGAGGATGGCGAGGACTATGACGGAGACTATGATGGAGACTATGAGGATTATGACGAGGACGATGTGGCCGACGAGGAATAGGCTTGTGTGTAGCTTGTGTGTAGGTTTGTGTGTAGGTTTGTATTGAACGTGTAAACGACACCTTTGGAGACCTGACCGTGAACCGTGAAGACTGGTTGACTGAGTGCGTGAACAAATTGCGGCCCAATTTCATTGAGGCTGGGTTCGAGTTGCCTGAGAGGATTAGAGTCTCGTGCTCGTGGCCCTCGAAGGGTGGTTTGGCTGTGAAAAAAAGGCGTATTGGTGAGGCGTGGTCGGCTGAGAATAGTGGTGACCACAGCTTCGAGGTATTTATTAGTCCAGTCTTGAAAGACCCAGTGACGGTTGCCACTGCGCTGATTCATGAGTTGGTTCATTGTGCAGTGGGAATCGAGGCCAAGCATCAAGGGCCTTTTGTCAAATGTGCCAAAGCGGTGGGTCTGGAAGGGAAAATGATGGCTACGACTGCTGGCGCGGAGCTGCGGAAGCGGTTGGAGGAATTGGTTGTTGAAATCGGTGAGTATCCGCACGCCGAACTGAAGCATTCCAATGCTCCGCCGAAGCAAGGTACACGGATGCTCAAAGTTACGTGCGTTGAATGCGGTTGTCTTTGTCGTATGACGCAGAAATGGCTTGACGAGGTTGGACCCCCGATCTGTGCTTGTGGTGGCAAGATGTGTTTGGAGGGCGAGGCCCCGGAACGACCTGGAGAGACGGAAGAGACGGAAAAGACGGAAGAGACGGAAGAGACGGAAAAGACGGAAGAGACGGAAAAGATGGAAGAGACGGAAAAGATGGAAAAGACGGAAGAGACGGAAAAGATGGAAGAGACGGAAAAGATGGAGACGTTGAAACTGGTTGGCGTCTGATTTGACGCACGCAATTTGGCGCAGTTGAATAAGCTGGAAAACAACTATGAGTGTTGCCACTCTTGAAACCGCGAAGAAGTATGTGGCCTATTTTCGTGTGTCAACACGTCGACAAGGCGAGAGCGGTCTGGGTCTGGAAGCCCAGCAACGTGACGTGGCTGCTCTTGTTGAACGAAACGGTGGCGTCTTGTTGGCTGAGTACGTGGAAATTGAATCGGGGACAAAGTGTGATCGTAAGAAGTTGCATGCGGCGATTCAGCACGCTCGATTATCAAATGCGGTTCTGGTTGTGGCAAAGTTGGATCGGCTTGCTCGCAACGCGGCTTTTACGATGGCTTTGCAGGACTCTGGCCTCGAATTTGTATGTTGTGACAACGAGTACGCAACGAAACTGACTGTTGGTTTTTTAGCTCTCATGGCACAACATGAGGCTGAGCAGATTGCCGCTCGGACGAAGGCGGCTTTGCAAAGTGCCAAGGCACGTGGCACGCTGCTTGGCTCGAATCGTCCTGGATTCTGGGACTCACCGAAGCGAAGAACGGCAATCTTGCGTGGTGCAGCGAAGGGTTTGCCGGCTGCATGGGTTGCGCGGGCAGAAGCCTCGCGGAAGTATTACGAGTATCTCTTGCCTGAGATTAAACGCCGTCGCGAGGCGGGTGAAACGTTGCGACAAATCGTCAGATGGCTCAATGACTCAGGTTTCACGACTCGTAAGACGCCGAATCGTGGCGGGCGACCGTTCACGGTTGGCATCTTGCATCAGTTGATTACTCGCTACTTGGGTGACAAGTCGAAGGGAATGTCTTGTGATCCACAACCGCACTGTTGTTGTTGAGAGTGGTGTCGGTTGCAGATTTTCTTTGTGCCGGCTTGACTTCTGTCAATTTTGATGTAGAATATAAGTAGAGTAAACAACTCTGACCTGCAACCTGCGAGGCAACCATGTTTCTTTTGATCCAGAATCCTGGCGTGGCTCCTGTGGAAGGCTACACACTTTTGGGTGTGAGCACGACCCGCAATTGTGGTATGGCCGGTACCATTGGTCAGTTTGGCAGTGGTGCCAAGCACGCTATCAACACCCTGCTCCGTGCGGGACTCAAACTCTTGATCTACTGCGGCAAGACCCGCCTAGAGTTCACCACACGCGAGGATTCCGTGAACGACGGCCTCGTGATCAAACCGATCAAGCGCGTGGTCTGCAAGCTGGGCGGCACGAGCAGCAAGACGCTTGATATGGGCTGGTGCCTGGACTTCGGCGCAATCGACTGGACCGATTTGTCGATGGCTCTGCGGGAGTTTGTGGCCAATGCTATTGATCGGACGGTACGGGAGTACGATGATTTTCTGCCCTCACTTTTGAATGGAGACTTGCGAGTGGCGGTTGTCGAAGACAACACTGTTCGGGCACGGGATGGCTTCACTCGTGTGTATGTTGAGGTCAATCCTGATGTGCAGCGATTTTACGGGGAGTTACCGCGTCGTTTTTTGCATTTTTCCAGCCAGCCGCAGTTAGTCAAGGAATCACTTCTTCCCAAGGCCGACCGGAATCTTAGCGGCCGGCGCACGGCTATGATTTACAAGGAGGGTGTCTTTGTTCGTGAGATCGTTGAAGGTGAAGAGGCGTCGATCTACGATTACAACTTCCACGACGCCGAATTACGGCTCGACGAATCGCGCAATTCGAGTGAATACGACATCAAGGGGGCGGCGGCCCGGCTGTTCCGCAAGGCCACGGCCCAACAGCTTGTCCCGGTGTTCAAGAGCCTTGTCGCTCAGGAGCAGAGCTATGAGGCGACCTTCGATTCCTACTACATGGCCCCGTCTTACTCAGACCCCGAGCCGGCTCAGAAAGAAGCGTGGCAGCAAGCGTGGGAGTTGGCGGCTGGCCCGAACGCGGTCCTGTGTGACGCCAGCCTGAGTCATACGTCCGAATTCGTCGAGAAGAAGGGCTTTCGGCCGAAGCCGACGAGGGCAACGGCTTGGATTTCAGCGGCCGCCCGTTGCGGTGTCAAGACGGCGGCCTCGATCTTGGATGACCATGAGAGCAACGGCAAGCAGATTATGCCGGCGACGGACGCTGCTATCAAGGCAGTTGACACGGTTTGGTCCTGGTTGCAGCAGATCAACATGACGCAAGGCAAGAAGAAGCCCTTGGTGGCGTGCTTCAAAGAGATCATGCAGGCCGGTAATGAGACGATGGGTTTCTGCCGTGGTGATATGGTTTACTTCAAAGAGGATATTGCCACGGCCGTGAACAAATATCTGCTACAAACGGCCTTCGAGGAAGTGACCCATTACATTACTGGGGCCACGGATATGAGCCGGGATTTTCAGAACTTCCTTATTCAGTGCATCGTGGAGATTGTCGCGTAGTAACTTTGGCACTAGTGACTTTGGCACTAGTGACTTGGCGGCTGATGATTAACGCGAATCTCCGGCGGGATGTGGTCGTATTTTCGTTGCAACTCTTCTTTGCTTAACAAGAGTTGTAGCACGACTTCCATCATCGCTTCCTCGAACGTGTGGTTGCCTTTGCACCACTGCTCCAGGGCGTCTTGGGCCTCGGGGCAATTTTTGAGTAGGTGCAGAGTGAAGCTGCGGGTGGGCGTTCTCATTGCTCATTGCTCCATGTCTTTGAGTATTTGCAAGACTTGGGTGTCGATTTGAGCTGCTTTCCGAGTGAATCTTTTGTCGTGCCGGTGTGCCGCGCGGAAGTCGCGGCATTCTTTTGACTCCGGCGTCCCAGTCTGTCGCAATAGGGCCTTGTATCTTTCGATGGGCGGTGTCAAAGGGTGAGTATCCACAAGGTATTTGCCGGCTGGGATGTAACCGTCTCGGCAGAGTACGGTGAGGATCAATGGGATGTTACGGGTTCGCCGGCCGTTGCGGAGGGCGTCGGCCTGTTGGCGTGCATCACTGGTTAGCGGCAGGTCAGGACCGACGTTGTATTCCGGTACAAGGCCGGGGGTTGCACCTGATGCCATGAGGAAATCAAACCTGTCCCATCGGAAGACGCGGCAAAAATAGTCTTCTAGTTTGCGGTAGTGGACTCGGAAGATGGGAAGTTGGACCATTTTCAGCTTCGGCTTCGGTCCCGTGGGCGCGGAGTGGGTGGGTTTCTTGTGGTAGTGCATCAGGGTCTCGGGTTGTTATTTGTTGACTGATACAAAGGTTTTAGACATGGATTGTCAACTGTGGTTAGTGCGTTTACACGCTTCGGTGTTGGCCGCGTCGATGAAATTTTCATGCGGTTCTCTTACTACCAGTTCGTTTTTTCGCGGCGTTTTTGGAGTCGCCAAAAAATTTGATGAGAATTTGAGGGAAGCTCTGAAAAAAACTCGATTTTTACCGTCTCTTATATGGTAAGGAGAGATGTGCGCCATGCAACGAGTTACCGATTTGGCTGACCCCCACCGTTGTAAGGGGTCGTCAGCCTTGGGACAGTGCCTTAACGTCGCTGCAGACGGTTCGGAATACTGCCTTGCGCACAACGGGGTGGATCGTGGTCCGGCCCGCCGTCTGCGAAAATACCTGTTGGCGTCGGCGGAGGATCAGGGCCTCTTGGCAAGGTATGCGGACGATGACGAGTTGAAGTCACTTCGTGAGGAAATTGCTCTTGTCCGCATGATGATGCAGAACACTTTGTCAGCCGCTCAATCGGATGTGGACAAGATCAATGCCTACTCCAAGGTTAACACCTTTTTATTGACTTTGGAACGGCTGATGAAAACTTGTCATACACTGGAACAAAGCCTTGGACAACTGGTGGGCAAGCCTGCGTTGATCGATCTTGGTCGACAGCTTTGCCAGATTGTTGTACGCCATCTTGAAGGCGTGCCCAACTATGAGCAGCTTGTGGATGCTATCATCACTGACATGGCCGCCGCGTTTCAAAACCTCAACAATGCTGACTCTGGTTAGTGGGTGACAACAGACTGAATCTTGTCTGGTGTGCCTGTGGCAAGTTAGTTCGCTACGGCAGTGGCGACTTGTGTGAAGATTGTTACGCTGATCAACAGGCAAGGTATCATATCACACGCAACGGTAATAGTTGCCGTCTTAATGTCAACACGATGATTCAGACGGCTTGCAGCTCGGATGAAGAACGCTTACATCGGTCAATAGATGGCAGTGAAATTCATGTTGCCAGGCGCGGTCGGGATCAAAGCCGGAGACGTGGTGGGATTCAGCGGCCATAATTGGATCAGTGCCGCTGTCAACATTGCCACCTATGGAATTCCGTTTTGGAGCCTCAGTCACGTGGGTTTGATAGCAAATTGCCCGGATGGCAATTTACGGCTTTTCGAGAGCACTACCCTGGATGACAATATCCCGTGCGAAATTACCGGTAAGTCCATCTGTGGCACCCAAGCTCATGCACTTGATTTCATCGTTCAGCGTTACTGTGGTAAAGTGTGGCACTATCCACTTTACCGTTCGCTCTATCCGCAAGAGGACGGGCGGCTGACAGAGTTCCTGATGGAAACCATTGGGACGCCTTATGACGCAATGGGGGCGTTTCGATCGGCCGGCGTGGGGCTATCGTGGATTGAATCGCTGTTTCGTGAACAGGATTTAACTTCGATTTTCTGCAGTGAGTGGGTGGCAGCCGCGTATACGACCGTGGGGTTGTTTGCGACGGACAACGTGAGTCGTTGGTCGCCCAACCGACTTGTACGTCGTCTTCGTCGGGCTGAGATTCTACTGAAACCTCGGCGATTGAAGTAAGCCACGTTCAAATCTTCGGAGAACAGGCATGTTTCAACCCCGTTTGACACGAGTCTTTGCTGCGTTAGTCTTGCTTGTTGCTTGCGTTGGCTGCGAAATGCCGTTGACGGGCAAAGTAATCAAGCAGGAAATGCCGGTGATTAACGTTCCGAAAGCTGACCGACAACCGAATTGGATTGGCAATTTGGGTGAAGGCTCGTGTGTCCATGCGTCGATGATCTCGCTTTTTCGCTGGCAAGGTCGCTACCGGACGGCTGATTATTGGCGGCGGAGTTATGGCGATGGCGAATATCCCGAGGATTTGGCCGCCAAGTTCGACAAAGAAGGTATTCGTTATGCTTATGTGACCGACGGGGATGTTCGCTTCCTTGAGTGGGCTTGTCGCACGCGGCGTGGTTGTGGTATTACAGTTTTAGGCGGTGCGCACATGGTTTGCTTGGTTCACTTGGACGCAAAGTGGGCCGGCATCTTGGACAACAACCATGTCGAACAAATCATCTGGGTTCCGCGAGAGACGTTGATTGCTGAGTGGAAGGCGAGTTATGGATGGGCGGTGACGCCTGTTTACACTCCAGCGGCTCCGCTTCCTCAATAGCAGTTGCTTTTTCACCAGTGTAAGAGAGGTTATGACATGAATAAGTTGATTGCGGGCGTACTGTGTATGCTCACTTTTGCGGTGATTGCTACCCCTTGTTTTGCTGATGCAGTGAACGGGGTGCTTGCCGAAGAGCGTGTGATCCAACTCCCCAATGACTCGGGCAAGTGGTTCATTTCCGTCGTGGGCAACGTGAATGACGCTCGCTACAACGAGATTGTGGGTTGGTTTTCGACTAATCCCAGCTTGAAGAAGCTTAGGGATCAAGTCCGTTTCTGCCAAGTTACAACCAATACTGCTGCCTACAGGGAGCGGTATGCCAGCAATGTCAAGGGTTTGCCTACTGTGCGGATGCAAAAGCCGAATGGTGTAGTGGTCTATGAGGCTGCTGGAAAGAATATCCCCATGACGGCTGCTGGGTTGAATGGGGCTTTGGCGAACGGTGTTGACAAGGCGGAAGGCATCCGTCCGGTTCTTCCTTGGCGGCGCGATATGGAGCGTCGGTGCCCCGGTCCTTGTCCGAATCCTAGGCCCGAGCCGAATCCTCAGCCGAGTCCTCAGCCGAATCCTGATCCTGAGCCGCAGCCGATTGACAACGGCGGCGGTACTCCAGTGATTGATGAGTCGGTGCAAAGTCAGGTGCCATGGGTGTGGCTTCCTGTACTTTGCTTCGTGGGTTTTGGCGTTGGTGTATTGTGCGGCTACGGCCGACAGTTGTACCAAAAGCTGCATCCGGTGGTGCGGTAAGCGCCTTTGTTTGCGTCTTGTTTTCTTGATAAGTACGGTTGCTTGAGCAACCATTCCCATTTTGGAGAGAATACATGAACCCCATCGTTGTGATCTGGATTCTTGCAGTCGTGGTTTCCATTTTCGTCGGCCGTGACGTTGGCAAGTGGCTTTTTGGCCAGAATGCTAAGCTGATGCAGAAGAAGCGAGCTGCCCAAGTGCTGGCCGGTAAGCTGCGTGAGAATGGCTTACGTCTGCTCCCTGCTTTACTCGAAGACTTTGCTGTGGGCGACATACAGGACATGGTGGAGAAAATTCACGATGTTGCTAAGATTGTCGAAGCTGGCAGTGATGCGATCGAGAAGGAATTGAGCGGCGTTTACGAGCGTGTCTTGGACGCTAAACTGCAGCAGCCCGAGGCGGTGGCTCTGATTAAGGCGAAGATTGCCGCTCTTGAAGTTCCGGCTCCGGCTCCGGCTCCCGCTTCCGAGGCTTCCCAGGGTTAGTAACCATTTTTGCCTCTTTGGGACAAAGAACCTTTGCGTCGGTTAATAGACGCCAACAGCCCCGTTTCCATACGGGGCTGATTCTCTGGTGGCTCTCGGATTTTCGCGAGTCACCAGAGAATCAATGAATGGTGATGAAATATGTTAACAGTGCGGGCGGCTTGTATGGTGCTGACCACGCTGTTGTTGCTTGGTTGCAAGAATCCACAATTGCATCAAGACGAATGCACCCGACCGAAAGTGGTTGTTTTCACGGCTTCCTGGTGTCCAGTTTGTCAGCAGGCTAAGCCTTTGTTGGCACAGGTGAAAGCTCGTGGCGTGGAAGTTCAGACAGTGGATGTTGACATTAACCCAGAGTTGGCTCGTAAATACGGTGTGACTAGCGTGCCGATGTTTTTCGTCTATGTCTGCGGGAAGCCGATTGTGCGGACGCAGGATGTCTTTGTGGTTATCGCTTTGACACGGCGATGAAAGAACCAATGGTCCAACGACGTTGCCGCAATTGTTCGGAGCCGAAGCCCGAACCGTTGCCGCCAAAGACGATGAATGTTTTGGCGGCTGAAGGGGAGAAACTGTGGCATCAATCCTTGTATGCTTGTAATTCGGTTGTCGAAATGATGGCCGGTTACGTGATGCTTGGTGTGCCTGGTAATCCTGTACAGCAACTACAAAAGTTGGTAGCTCGTCTCAATCAGATTATTCAGCAACAGGAGGAACGCAATGCGAGTAACAATTCCGTTTAATGACGCTTTTCCGCAGTATAGGCTCGAAGTGATTACCCCGGTTGGCGTCCAGACTATGACGGTGGATGACTCGCATCGTGTGGTCGAAGTTGCGCTTCCTGTGGGTGTGAATGAAGATGACGTGGAGGTGTGTGGCTACCCGCTGACTCGTCAGGGCGTTCTGCCGCCTGGTTGTAGTTCGACAGTAATTAAGTCGCGCGTCAAGCGGTCCGTCGAGCGGCCCGTCGAGCGGCCCGTCGAGCGGCCCGTCGAGCGGCCCGTCGAGCGGCCCGTCGAGCGGCCCGTCGAGCGGCCTGTCGAGCGGCCTGTGTCGTCGAGGACTGATTCTTCTAAGAAGAGCTTTTTTGTCGGCGGCGTAGACGACAAACGTGCGCAAGAAGCATGATCCTTTGCTGCATCTTGTTACTGACACAATGATGGAAGGGTTGAAGAGCAAGACCCTTACGTCTTGCAGTCGATGGGCTGAGCATCGACGAATCATGGGGGCACCTTTCAACGGGCCTTACAGCTTTACGCGACACCCGTGGTGCAAAGAACTTCATGATAGTCAAGCCGCCTGGACGGTGACGATGAAGGCCGCTCAGTTGGGTGTTACTGAGACGGGAATCAACCGGGCCTTCTACACACTGGATCAGTTGAAACGGGATGTGCTTTACGTCCTACCCACGACAATCAATGCGGGCGATTTTTCTAAAGCTCGTTTTGCGACTGCTCTGAAGCTCAGCCCGTATCTTAAAGACTTGTTTGTCGATACGAATACTGTGGGGCTGAAATCGACCGGCACGAATGTCTTGTATATTCGCGGGAGCCGTGGTGACAGCAACTTGAAGTCTATTCCGGTGTCCGAGTTGATCTTGGATGAGTTGGATGAAATGGATGACCATGCAGTGGCTCTTGCATTAGAGCGTTTGTCTGGTCAGGTTGAGAAGCACATTGTTGCTGTCTCGACGCCAACTATTCCCAAGGTTGGCATTCATAAGCTGTATTTAATGGGCACCCAGGAACACTTTTATTTTCGGTGTCCACATTGCAGCCGATGGACCGAACTGATTTGGCCTGTTTGCGTGGAGATCGTTGGTGAATCGGCTAATGATCCGCGTTGCAAGGAGTCATTCCTCAAGTGTAAGGAGTGCAAGGGTCGGTTAGAGCATGAAGATAAGCCGCGCTTCTTGGCAGAGGGCGTGTGGCGGCCGACCGAATTGCAAGTCAATGCTGAGGAATGTCGCAGCTTTTACATCAACCAGTTGTACTCATCTACAGTTACGCCCGGTGAGTTGGTGGTTGCTTATCATCGGAGTCTTGGCGATGAGGCGATGGCGACGGAATTTCATTGCAGTAAGCTAGGGGTACCGTTCGTTGGTGAAGGTGCTCAAGTTACGGATGAGATGCTGGATGACTGTGTTCGTGGTCACGTGACAACGGATCGGCGTCCGCATATTGGTGGCGAACGGTTGATAACGATGGGCGTGGATCAAGGTAAGATCGGATATATTTCGGTGGTTGAATGGAAGTTCGATCCATACCCTGGTAGTGATATCAGTGCGGCGGTTGTCGGCAAACTGCTTTGGTTCGGGAAGTTTTTGGAAGATGGCTGGGATTATCTCAGCGAATTGATGCGGGAGTGGCAAGTCCTGGCTTGTGTGGTGGATGCTGACCCGAATATCAATGACGCGCGTCGGTTTGCTCGCAAGTTTCATGGCTATGTGTGGTTGACACGATACCGTCGCGGCCCGACGGCTAAGGAAATCAGTATCCAAGAGGAAGACAGTGGTGCGCCGTTTGCCATTGTGGATAGAACAAGTTGGCTTAGCTGCACGCTCGGTCGTTTTAAGACGAATCCACCCCGCATTCTTCTACCTCGCGACATTTCACTGGAGTACCGCGAGCACGTTAAAAACCTGGTGCGGACCTACGAGAAAGACGAGACGGGCAACATGGTGGCGACCTACGTGAATCAGGGGGCGGATCACTACGCCCATTCTCTGGTGTATGCTGATATCGGATTGGCTCTGGCGGCAACGAGCAGTAGCGCGGAAGACATTGGCAAGGTCACGTAAGAGAGGCTGGGACATGGCAGAGACAGTCAACCTTGTCGATTCCCGACATCCCGGCTATCTCTCCGGCATGGTGGATTGGGAAAAGTGGCGACGAACTTACGAAGGTGGGGATGCTTTTCGGGATGCCTACCTGGAAAAGTTCTCTACGCGCGAAGATTTGGCTGATTTCAATATCCGCAGGGCTATGACGCCTGTGCCACGTTTCGCGGGGGCGGCAGTGGATGATATCCGCAATGCGATCTATCAGCGGATGCGGGACATCGTGCGTAAGGGTGGCAGCCAGGGCTATCAGTATGCTGTCAACGGTCTGCATCTCGGTGTGGATCGGCGCGGCTCAACCATGAATGCCTTTTTGGGTGTAAAGGTTTTGACTGAGTTGCTTGTCATGGGGAAGGTGGGCGTGTTTGTTGATGCCCCGTTGGTTCCGCGAGATGCCACGTTGGCGGACGTTGCTCAAGCGTCTCCATATCTTTACTGCTATCAGATCGAAGATATTCTCTCTTGGACGTGCGCGAAACCTGAAGCCCCGTCGGAATTCCAGGCGGTGCTTTTGCGAGATACGGTGACGCAGTATGACCAATCGACCTTGTTACCGACCTTGAATGTTCAGCGGTATCGTTACCTGTGGATTGAAGACGGTCAGGTTCATTTGCAGTTCTACAATCTCAAAGGTGAACCGACGGATTCAAATGGCGACCCGAGTGGGCCGATTGCTTTGGAATTGGAGCGTATTCCGTTTGTACTTTTGGACACCGGTCGCAGCTTGATAAAGGATGTGTGTCAACAGCAGATTGCGCTGTTGAATCTTGGTTCCAGTGACGTGAACTACGCCCTGCGGTCGAACTTCCCGTTCTACATCGAGCAGCGAGATATGCGGGCGGTGGGTGCCCACCTGAAACATGCTGCTACGGAGGACGGCACGGCTACCAGCGGCGGGCAGGGTGCGGCTGATGCCAGTATCAAGGTGGGTGCGACACACGGTCGTACCTATGACAAGGGGATGAACCCTCCGGCCTTCATCAACCCTTCGGCTGAGCCGCTGCGGGCGAGTTTGGAATTGCAAGATCGACTCAAGCGGGATATTCGCGAGTTGGTTAACCTCGCTGTATCGAGTCTTGCTGTTCGTGCTTCGGCTGAGTCCAAGGCGATGGACAACCAAGGTCTTGAAGCCGGGTTGAGCTACATCGGATTGCTTTTGGAAAGCGCCGAGCGGCAGATTGCCGAGTTCTGGGCGGCCTATGAAGAGCGGAATCCGAGCAAGCGCGAAGTGGCGACGATCAAGTATCCGGAACGGTACAGCCTGAAGTCGGATGCTGACCGCATCAAGGAGGCTCAGGATTTGAGGCGGCTCATGGACGCGATTCCGGGCCGCAAAGTCAAGCGGGAGTTGGCGAAGAGCATGGTTGCTGCCCTCTTGGGTGGCAAGATCAGTGTGGATGATCTTGAAGAAATCAATCGCGAGATCGATAAGGCTAATTATACGACCAGTGCCCCAGACGTGATTTTGCAAGCAGTGCAGAATGGGGTCTGTGGAGAGAAGACTGGCTCGATTGCGTTGGGTTTCGATGAAGATGAATATGAGCGGGCGCGGGAAGATCATTTAGCTCGTATTGAGCGGATTGTTTTGTCCCAGGGATTAGGGCGCAGTGGCAGCAACGCGGCAGGCGATCCTGCGGCTCGTGGCTTGAAAGACTTGTCGGCGAATCCGAACGCTGGCCGCGAGGAGAAGGCCGCCAGCCGCGATACTACTATGCGTGACACGACAACCCCGCGTGTGCGTGGCAAGGGGAAGTGGAAACAGTCCTGATATGATACCGGCGGCGCAGCAGCTACGGCGATGAATAGGGATGCGAGCGCCAATAGTCAGTATTTGCGAATCGTGGTCTAGGAGCGGGTGGATGGCTCTCAACTTTGACTACTACGGCAAGCAACCTGGCGATACGGCGGCGGAACGATTGGCTGAGGCGAATGACTATTTTGCCAATCGGTTGCATGAAACGGCCTGGACAGACGCTAGCGATGTTGACCGGGAGAAGGCACTGATTGCCGCTCGCGGGATTATCGATGCTTTGAATTACAAGGGTGATAAACACGCTGTTTACATGCTTTTGCTTGCTAATGCTTCAGCTACGCAAGATGAGATTAGGGCTGCCGAGGCCAGTCAATCGCTTGAGTTTCCGCGCGGGGCTGACACGGAAGTTCCCGAGGCAGTGCGGATTGCGAGTTACGAGATTGCTTATGCTCTGCTGGACGGGAAAGACCCAGAGTTGGAGTTGGAGAATCTGGCTGTCAATGCGATGAATTATGGTGGTGTGAAGACGAGTTACGAGCGGTCGCAACTGCCCATCGAACACATCATTAACATGGTGCCGAGTTCTGTCGCGTGGCGCTTGCTTAAGCCTTTCCTGCGCGACTCGGATGCCTTGAAATTAGCTCGACTGAGCTAGGCGTGTGTCCTGGCTTTCCTTTTTACCGGTTATTACATGCCGGGTCAAGCCCGCCGAGACGTGATAGGCGGATGTCTTGTTATTTCCATCACGGTGTAAAGAAGGAAGGTACGAATGTTTAATTCCCTGTATCTCGCGCAGCCTTGGTTTGTGTGCTTCGAGGGCGAAGGCCAAAGTGGCGACAATGCCGGGGGTGACAGTAATGCGGGCGGCAATGCGGGCGGCAATGCGGGCGGCAATGCGGGCGGCAATGCTGGTGATAATGCGGGCGGCAACACTGGCAAGCTGTTTACGCAAGCGGAACTGAATCGCATTCTCGCGGAGGATCGCCGCAAGCATCAGGCCCAACTCAAAGAGCAGGCTGAGAAATTGGAGGCGGTTCTTAAGAGCAGCCAGTTGACTGAGCAAGATCGGAAAGCACTGCAGGAAAACTTGGTGTCCGTTCAAGGCCAGTTGCGGTCAGTGGAAGCTCAGGCCGCCAAGGAGAAACAGGAATTGGAGCAGTCGTATCAGGCACGGTTGGCCGATGTGGAGAAGAAGGCCACCACTTGGGAGTCGCTGTATCGTGAATCCACGGTTCAGCGCGCGTTGCAAGATGCTGCTGTGAAGAACGACGCCTTCAGCCCAAGCCAGATCGTCACGATTCTTAAGCCTATGACAAAGCTGGTCGAGGGTGTCGATCCGATCACGAAGCGACCTAACGGTAGCTATGAGGTCAAGGTTGAAATGATGGATGTCAACCCGAAAACTAACGAATTGGAACTGATGGTGCGCAGCCCCGAAGAGGCCGTGAGACGAATGAAGGAGTTGCCCGATCAGTATGGCAACTTGTTTAAGTCAGGCGTGGTGTCGGGCATCGGTTCCGGTTCTGCCACCGGCGGCATTGCGCCGGGTCAAGGCGGCAAGATTGACGTGCGGAAGCTGACGCCCGCACAGTATCGAGAGATTCGAGCACAGCACCCTGAATGGCTCGGTCTTGCTCCCAAGCGCCGCCTAACGTCTTCATCAGGGGGCCGGTAAAAGGTCGGCTCATTAAAGTGGGCTAAAGTCAACAACACATCTTATGGAGGAGACAACAATGAAGTCTCTGTATCTTTCTCGGCCGTTTGCGGCCTGCTACGAAAACAATTTGGATGCCTACATCCCTGAGTTGTGGGCGCAGGAAGGTCTCGCCATCCTGGAAGAGAACATGGTTATGGCGAACCTCGTCCACCGTGACTTTGAGAATGAAGTCGCTAAATTCGGCGATGTGGTGAATACTCGGAAGCCCGGTGAGTTCAAAATTCGCCGGAAGACGGATGGCACCACGTTAACCCAGCAAGACGCCACTGCCACTAATGTGCCAGTTGCGCTGGATCAGTGGTTCTATTCGTCTTTTGTGATCCGGGATGGGGAAGGCAGCAAGTCCTTCCAGGAGTTGACCGACATCTATCTTCGGCCGGCGATGCAGACCATTGCTCGCGGCGTCGATCGCGCCCTGCTTGGTCGGGTCCATGCGTTTCTTGGCACACCGTCGAGCCGCGTGGGCAAGTTGGGCGGCCTGTCGGCCAGCACCGCCAAGGACTATGTGCTGGAGGCTCGCGAGAAGCTGAATGTCAACAAGGCTCCACTGGATGGCCGGCGACTCGTCATGGCTCCCACCAGCGAGACTGCCATGCTGAAGACCGACATTTTCTTGAAGGCCAATGAGCGCGGCGACGGTGGAACGGCGCTGGAGAGCGCCACTCTGGGACGCATCCTTGGTTTCGACACTTTCATGTGCCAGAACGTCAATTGCCCGCTCTCTGGGGCGGATACTGACGCCACGCTGGTTATTACCAACGCTCTGGCTGCCGGCGCGAATGGGTCGCAGGCATGCTCCGGTATTACGAGCGCGGTTACGACGGGTGAGTTCCTGGTGGTGACTGGTAACGATCAGCCGACGTACATCACGGCTCACTCTGAGACGAGTGATAAGACTACGGCTGTGACCCTCAACGAGGTCAATAAGTACGGCACCTCGGCGTTGGCGGCTACGGTGCGTTACAAGGCGTGCGCCGCCAATGGCAGCTATGCGGCCGGTTACAGCAAGGGCGTTGTTGTGGATGGGTACACCTCCGGCAAGGCTCCGCAGGTTGGCCAGTTGCTTGCTTTTGGTACGGGCAGCAGCCGTCGGACTTATACCGTGATTGAGTCGGAAGACGCTGGCGCGACTTGCACGGTGTATCTGGATCGGCCGCTGGAAGTCGCTGTTGCCGACGACGATCCGGCGTTTCCTGGTCCTTATGGCGCGCTGAACCTGGCGTTCCATCAGGATGCTTTGGCTCTCGTTACCCGTCCCCTGGCGTTGCCGGACACCCGCATGGGTGTTATGGCCGCTGTGGTTCCTCACAACGGGATCGGGATGCGTGTGCTGATGCAATATGACATCAATGTGGGCGGCACTATCGTCAATTGCGACATTCTTGCGGGTGTTGCGGTTCTCGATAGCGGCCTCTTGGTGCCGGTGCTCGGTTAAACCGAGTCTGTTCGTAGCGAGTTACGGTCGCCCGTTCGGGTCAAATACCCGGACGGGCGGCCTTTCCGCCAAAGAATCTCTGCATCGGTTAAGACGACAACACTGCGCCTGCGGGCGGATGGAGCCGTGAGATGGACAGCTCTACCCTTGCCGATTTGGTGTTGCTTTTGAGGCAATACGGCCCGTTGATCCTGGTCGTTGCTTTTTTTCTCTGGCAAGGCTGGGTTCGTGAGGGTCGGTTGAACAAGCGCATCACTGATCTTGAAGACGAACAGCGAAACGTGTTGATGCCGTTGGTGGAACGGTGTGCGGATGTTATCGCGCAGAATACCATGATGATGGAGCGTTTGGAGAAGGCCCTGGATCGGAACTGATACATGAAGGTTGCTGCCAATGACGTATCCTGCGAGCTACAGCTTGAATCAGCAGATTCGTCGCGTGCTGTACGCTCTTAAGCGACAGTATGGTGGCAGCATCGTGATTTATCAGAACGATGTGGTGATTACGGATACGAAGACCGGTGAAGTAACCCGGATGAAGACGGCTACACGGATTCATCGGGCTGTTGTCCTGCCTGTTACTATTAGTCGCGAGGTGAAGCAATCTATTTCGCTGATCTCCGCGAATAAGCAGTTGGTCATGGGCGGCAACTATGAAGCCGGCAAGCGGTTGTTCATTGTAGAGCGCCGCGATTGCCCTGCCCTCGTGCTGCATGAAAGCGATTGGCTGGTCTTCAATGGTCGCAAGTATGCTATTGAAAACTTCGAGGAATACGAGTTTGACGCCGCCTACATCATTCACGGCAAGGAAATTAAGGGAGAGGCCCTAGGAATTATGGGGTCGAATCTGGAAACCGATACCGGGGACATGTTGGCGCTTAACTCAGAAGCCGCGGGGGAGAAGTAACATGGCAGCCAATCCCAATTGGGCACGCTGGGTTTTTGCATCCGTAGCTACTTACCTCAAAGGGATTGCTCAAAGCGTGAATCTGCCCTGCCTCGTTGAAGGACTTGACGACCGCACTACAACTTTCATGGAAGCCCCTGACCGCTGTGAAGTGCGCATCACAGGGCCTTTTACTCGTGAGGTTAGCCGCAACTATTTCCACGTCGAATTGCTGGTGAATGTGTTGTTTACAAGCACCTACGATGAGACGAAGAATCAGTACGCCATCTTGCAAAAGGTTGGCGCGTTCCACGAAGCGATGGATGGAGCCATTGCGGTTTATAAGTACGGAAACCAACCAGGCGACGATGAGCACGCTTTGGTAGGTTGTCTCTCGCCGCTGACGGGTCGGCACGATGCTATCAAAGTCATGCACTTTGGTCAGATCGACGCTGTGACTCGTTTGAAGCAGAGCATGGTGGATGCTCGTTATTTGATGGAAATTTCCAACAACCTGTAGACAGACAAGGAGAAACCGAAGATGGCACGCATTGAATTGCGAGACTGCAATGTCCTTTTCCAGGACGGTCTGAGCGGCACGGGGGCAATCAATCAGGCGACCCCACCCGTCCAGAATGACACTGATTTTGACATTGACACTATTGTGCTCAATACGGTTGACACCGAAAAGGTGCCTGTGGGGGCGCGGTTTAAGGTCGCGGGCGAGACGACTCAGGTGTTCCACACTGTTACCGCTTGCACGCCGACTGATACCAGTCCGACGACGAATATCGAATTCACACCGGCGCTTGGGGCCGGCACGTACACGGACAATGGTATGGTGACGTTCTATCCTCAGCAACTTGAAATCAAGGTCGGGGACGGGAACATCACCTACACCGAGCACAACGAGTACGAGTATCTCAAGGATCGGGGTGATTTGGACACTGTGCGGGAAGGCGACCAAGTGCCGATGGACGTGAAACTGGAAGCTACGTTCGAGCACATTACCCAGGGTACGAGTGAGCCGGTCAGTCCGATGGACGCTCTTAAAGGCGTCGGTGGGGCTGATGAGTGGGTGAACGCTTCCGCTGATCCTTGTGAGCCGTATTGCGTGGACCTTGTGGTTTTGCACACGCCGCCGTGCGGCACAGCCGAGTTGGAGCGCGTGACATTTCCTGATTTCCGTTCAGAAACCCGTGAGATCAGTTACAAGAATGCCACGATTTCGATTACCGGCAAGTGCAAGGCGGTTGAGCCGATTGTGGTTCGTGAATCGGCTACGTAGTGATGATCTCCGTCCTTGAGGGCGGTTGGGCTGGTTGATGAAATCAGCTATCTATTGTTTACGGCGGTGCCGGCGTTGTAGTCGGCACCGCCATCTTTCCTCTTTTCATTTCCTTGCGAGGGAATAAACCAATGAAGATTGCAGGCATCGATCCCAAGGGACTGCGAAACGAGTGTGTCTTGGTTCTGCCGCGCGGTGAACAGAACATCGTATTTCGCGCCATCGGTCTCAAGGATATGGATGAGTTTAATGCCAAGTGTCCACCGCCTAAGCCGCCGGGCAAGTACACCAAGGATGGCTGGGTCGCTAATCAGGATGACCCGACTTATCAACAGGTTGTTGAGGCGTGGGGTAGGAAGCGGCTGGGCTACCTTGTGATCCGCTCGCTGGAACCGAGTGAAATTGAGTGGGATACGGTGAAGCTGGATGATCCTCGTACTTGGGCGAATTGGGACAAAGACTTGATTAACGGTGGCTTGACCCAGATTGAAACCAACCGTGTGCTTGGGTTGGTGCTGGAAGCCAACGCCCTGGATGAAGCCAAGTTGGCGAAGGCTCGCGAGGTTTTTCTAGCTGGTCAGGCTCCCATGCCGCCCGAATTCTCTGGCCCAGTTACCGAACCGGCGAATACGCTATCTGGCGAGCTTGCGAACGGCTAGGTATCCGCCCTCCGGGCGTCAGGGAATCCTGGGATGAATGCGGGCTTGAGACCCAGGCGCTTATCATCGCGTTCGATCAGATTGCGACTTACGATGAGCAAGAGCGGGAGGCTCAATTGTTGGGGGCAGGGAAGCCCCCGAGCACCGGAAAGAAATGACGCCGGAGCCTGACCAATGCAATTCACTTACAAGTTCCAGTTTCCCCGCCTCGATCTGGACGGCTACAAGAGGACTCTGGACAAGCACATGCGTGAAGTGCTTGTCAAAGCTCTCATGGAATGGTTAGATGCAGTCTTGTTGGAAATTCCCAACTGGACCGGGGCGTCTCGTGCGACTTTCTGGCGGCTTGGTGAGACCATTAGCATGGGTGTGGGGGCAAGTGGCTTACGGGTTGCCATCGGCCAAGCCGCCGGCAGCGGTGAGTTGAATGCTGATGAGGCGAAGGGCGTTTATACGTTTACTTATGGGACGACGCTTCCTTGGCTGATTTGGAATGAGTACCACAACGCCAACATAGACCCGGACCCGACAAAATATCCGCCCCCGGCCAAGCTACGCAAGCCTGGTCCTTATCATTTTCAGGAGAAGGGGGCCAAGGTGTTTCAGAAGTTTGCTGACACCGTGGAACTGCCGAAGGTTGCTCCCTACTTGAAGCCTGTTTCTATCGAGAAATAGGTGTCTGTATGTATTTCTGTCATTGGCAAAGTGTTTTATGACAAGGTAAAACAATGGCAGATGAGATCGTCCAACAACTAGGCTTCGACGTTGACGCCGCTTTGGCGGCGTTGCGGACGTTGGATAATGCGCTATACGCGGGTCAAGCCGCTTTTCGTGTTTTTGGCACTGCGTTGGACGAGTTCAACAATCGGGGGCGGACTACTTTGGAAATCATGCGCGAGTTGGCAAGTGCCGCTGATCGTCTTGCTAATGCCACGGAGCGCTTGAATGTTCCGACCACTCCTACACCCGCGGCGGCAGGGCAACAGGGTTCCCAGCTTTGGCTGCCGCCCGGTCTTCAGTCCGCTGCGCAACAGGCCGCCAGGACATTTAGGGACGTGGGTGATGCCGCGCAACAAGCCGCCGAAAAAACGACGAAGGGGATGCAGAGTGCGGCCGATGCTACACAAGAGGCTACGAAGCATAGCGACCATTTGATTGTCAGTTGGAGCACGATTTCGCGCGTTGTAATGACGCAGGCTATCGTGCGGGCTATGTCGATGCTTCGGGATGCGCTGAAGGAGTCGGTGACAGCAGCCGAAGAATTTCAGATACGGTTGGCAGAAATTCAGACTATTACCCCACGCATCGGGGTCAGTTTGCAGAGTCTTGGAACTGCCACACCATTTCATGTGTTGGAGGCGGAGGTTACGCGCTTTGCCAAGGAGTTCAATGTTCCTTTGCCGCAGGTCCAAGAGGGCTTGTATCAGACGATTTCTAATCAGTTTACGTCCGTTGCCGATCGGGCGCATGTAATGACTGCCGCTATGGAGCTGGCGAAAGTTGGCGTCATGGATTTGCAGCAGGCGATTCTGCTCATTACTGGGACACTTAATGCTTACGGAATGCAGAGCAATCAGGCTGAGAGTGTAGCGGCGAAGTTCTTTGAGACAATTCGCTTGGGTCGGGTGCGAGGCAAGGAATTGGCCGATGTGATGGGTCAAATTATGCCCATCGCCAGGGAATTGGGTGTTAGTCTCGATGAATTGAATTCTGCAATGGTTTCCATGACTATTGCCGGCATGGATGCGCATAAATCGGCTACGGCTTTGCGCAGTGTGATGACTGCTTTCATCAAGCCCTCGGAAGACATGACGAAAGTCTTGCGGAGCATGGGCTTCTCGGACCCCTCGCAGATTATTGCTGCCAAGAACTTCCAAGGGGCACTTCAGGCGATCTCCGAAGCGGCGGATGGTATGGGTGCGGAGATTGCTAAGTCGGTGCGGAATGTTCGCGCATTGACGGCCGAGCTTCGCTTGGCTAGTGAGGAGGGTGCGAAGAAATATCGGGAAGCGATGGAGGCTATGCAGCGGGCCTCGCCTGAAGGTTTACGGAAGATTGTGGAGGAATTTCGCTCAACTGATACTGACCGGCTGCAAACGCAGGTCAACGCGCTTAAGGTAAGTCTTACTCAAGACCTTGGCCAAGCGATGATTAGGATTCTGGCGACAATGATGGAGTTTATGGGCGGGGCGGATAAGATGGCGGCTGCAATTTCGGCGATTGCAGCAGGGGCTGCAGTTTGCGCTGCTTCACTTGTTGCTTTGGCAGCGGGCTTCGCTCTGGTGAATCTGTCTTTGGGGCCGTTTGGTATTGCTCTCTTAGCTGGTACGGCGATTCTTGCCACTGTGACTGGCGCCTCTACTTACTATACTTTGACGACCATTGCCAACATTCAGAAAGAGTCAGATGCGCGGCATGAGGCCACGATGAAGATGTTGGCTGATGAGGAAAAGAAGATTGCCAAGTGGAAGGAAGTTCAGCAGGCTGAGGCGCAGAAGGCTCAGGGAAGTTGGTCCGAGCAGGCAGCCGGGCTGCGGCGTGATTATTTCAAGGCGCTGGACGACTTGAAGGAGAAGAATACTGAGACGATCAACAGTGCCCGTACCGTCATGGAGTCGATGGTTGCAGCTCAGGAACGGGTCGTGTCGGCCTATCGCAATGCCGCTAATGCAGCGGTCAAGGCGGTGCAGGAGTCACAGAATCGTGTGGTGGCTTTGGAGGCCAATCTTGCGGATACTCGTTTCAAGTATGCTCAGAAGGAGCTAACTGCTGAGGAACAAGCGGACAACTATCGTCGTCGCGCAATGCAACTGGCCCGTGAGGCGGCCGAGGAGTTGTCACGGGCTAAAACGCCGGATCAGATTCAGGCCGCTTTAGCGGCTTTTCAGCGGGCCGAGGCTGCCGCCAAGGAAGCAGAGTCGATTGCTCAAGCAACCGGTAATCTGGGCCTCAAAGAAGATGCTGAACGGGCTGTCTTGGCGGTGATGAACATGCAGCTTGGTGCAGAGAAGACTTTGCAACAGGTTCAGGCTGAACAGGCGCTAAAGTTGGCTCGGTCAGCCGCTTTGGAGCAAGAGCGTCTGAACACTATGAAGGCGCTGATGAAATCGATCCTCACGGATTTGGAGGCATTTGATAAGCAAGGCGCGAAAGACCCACGTGCCTTGGCCGAGCAGCAGGCCAGGTTGCAAGCAAATTTGGTCGAATTTCGTAAGCAGTTCTTCGCGGGTCAGAAGGTGGATGTTTCTGACCTATTGGCTTTTGATCAATTGCAACGGCGCGTGGCGATGGCTTTGGCGGGTGGCGTCAGCGAAATGGATATTCGGCAGTTCCATGCTATTCCAAAAAGTCTCGCTGATCTTCGTGTGCAAATTGAGCAGGGTATCGGCCCGATTCGCGTGCTTATTCAAAAATCCACGGCAACGGATACTGCACTGATGCAGGAGTTGCAAGGAAAGACAGCGGAAGAGTCCGCCAACATTCTGGAAAAACGGCTCATGGAGGCTCGTCAGCGGAAAATCAATTTCGGTGAGCTGGAGAGGCAGGTGGCCGCCGCCACAGTTGGATTGTGGCGCTTTCAAGTGGATGCGAAAGCCGATTTGCAAAAGTGGCTTGACATACAGGCTGAGATGGAGGATACATTCAGTTTTGATCTTACGTCCTTAACGAACCCTCGCGCGTGGCGCGAGATGGTTGCTGCACAGAGGCGTGCTACGCAACGGTTCAAGCAACAAGCGGAGAAGTTCTTGGACCCTAACAGGGTTGTGGATGACAGGGATGTTCAGGCACTCTTGCAAGCTCGCAGGGAATATGAGGAGGCTATTAACCCTTCGGCTGTGAATAAGGCGGCTTTGGACAAGTTCATTGAACGGGCTTTGGAGATTAAGGAAAAGGCACAGGCCATGCAGAAGAGTGCCGCCGCGGTTGAGCAAGAACGCGCGCCTGCGATTGAGAGCGAGCAACGGATTCAAAATATCGAAGAGGGGTTAAAAGCAGCTAAGCAAGCGGTTGAGGGGACTAAGGAAGCCACTGAGGGAGCCTATCGGGGCGCACAGAACACAACGAATGCCTTAAATCAAGTTGCTCAAACGGATATGAGCGGATTGACTAAGGGACTCGATAATGCTACAACCGCGATGTGGGGTTTGGTGATGGCGGCTAGTTCATTCGTTCCGCCAGACACATCCAGTTTGTACGCTGCGCACGGCGGAATTGTGCGGCGATTTGCTGAAGGCGGTCCGACCGGCGTGGATGTGGTGCCGGCTTGGCTCTCGCCTGGTGAGTTTGTGATGAATGCGGCTTCGACACGGAGGTTTGCTGCGCAATTAACCGCCATGAATGCGGGTGTGCAGCCTGTGTGGCGCAGCAGTGGCGGCAGCGTCACCAACATCGGTGACATTAACGTGACGGTAAATGGCGGCGGTTCGAGTCGCCAAACGGCTAGGTCTATTGCCGCTGAAATTCGACGAGAATTGCGGCGTGGCACATCAACTCTGTAATCCTTTAGAGAAAGAGAGAAAGGGAAAATCATGAGTGATTTGGTACATTTTGATGATCGGGCGGCTTGCGAGTTGGTTCGTCCTGCCGCTAAACTTTCCGATCAGATTCATGCCCGTGGCCGGTTCCAGGTGGAGCACTGGCGCGGCGGCCAGTTGATTGGCAAGTATGACATCCGCAATGCTATTACGAATGAGGGCAAGAATAAGCTCTTAGACGTGATGTTCCACGGTGTCACGGCTATTGGGACTTGGTACATTCTGCTTGTGGATGGGTCCGGTTCGCCCACGTTGGCGGCCGGTGACACTTATGCTCAAATTAACGGGACCAACGGTTGGGATGAGTTTACCAGTTATAGTGAGTCCACCCGCCAGGAATGGACCGAGGGCGCGGCGGCCAATCAGTCGATTACGAATTCCAGCCCCGTGGTCTTCAACATCAATGGCTCGGGTAGCGTTTACGGCTTGGGTGTGGTCGGTGGCGGCACGGCTCCTTCGACGAAGAATGATGCGGCCGGCGGCGGTACTCTTTGGGCAGCGGCCCAGTTCTCTAGTGGCACTGTCACAGTGCAAAACGGCGACCAGTTGAAGGTGACTTACACTGTTAATGCCTAACTTATGGACTCCCTCGCCACGGCTGGGCCGGGAGGCGTTTTCCCGGCCCGGCTGATTTCTTCTTTGGAGGCGCGCCATGCTGCTGTGGATTGAAGGTTTTGAGGGGATGGGGGTGACGGATAATGCTGCGCCGGCACCGTCAGGGGTAATGGCGCGGAAATACGCCAATGTGATAAATGGTGATTCTATGTATCTCATGGCGGGCCGTGTGGGTGGTCATAGCATGGAGATGCGTATGTCTGGCGGATTTTCGACGCCCGCGCTGACGACCAATGCAACTTTGGTGGTTGGTTTTGGTTTCTATTTCGCGAGCAACACCAACGCTCGGATCATGTCCCTTTACGACGGGGCCACTGAGGGGATTTCTCTCTATCTGAAAACAGCGGGGGAACTTGCCATTTACCGAGGGGCGACACTCTTGGCGCAGACGACAGGACTCGGTTTAAATTCTGCTACGTGGCACTGGATAGAACTCAAGGTTTATTGTCATGCGACAGCAGGAACCTATGAAGTTCGTGTTGGCGGTGTCACTGTGCTAAGTGCCAGTAATGTCAATACAAAGGCGGGATCGGATGCGTACTATGATAATGTAGTGGTCCCTTCTCAGACTGTTGGCGTCGCTTTTCGCTACGACGACATCTACATCCTTGATGGGTCCGGTACTACCAACAATGATTTTCTTGGCAACATGAAAGTTGTTGGTATCTTCCCGAATGGCGATGTGTCAGGCTACACTGACTTCACCCCAAGCAGTGGCACAGATCATTACGCGTTGGTGGACGAGAATCCGACCAATAATGACACGGATTACGTGGAGGCATCCACCGCGGGCTATAAGGACTTGTGGGATTATCAAGCGGTGTCAGGGCTGGGTGCTACGATCGCGGGTCTCCAAATCAACACGGAAGTGCGTGAGACGGATGCTACTAGCTTTTCACTTATCACGCTCATCAAGTCAAGTACGACGGAGAGTGAGAATAGCCCTAAAGCAATTGGTTCAACTACCTACAAGACGCTGCGGCGGATCAGTGAGAAGGATCCCGCGACTGACGCCGCTTGGACAGCAAGCGGTATAAATGCGGCTCAGTTCGGCGTGAAAGTCGGCTAACATGCTTCGCACCACCCGGCAACAAGTTGAGGTGCTCGCCGCCGGCAACGGCAAGATGCGGGTGTCGCGACAATTGACTGAGGTGCTTGCCTCCGGCAATGGCAAGGCACGGGTATCTCGGCAATTTGTCGAGGTTCTTGCCGCCGTGCCGGCCCCTACGATTGAAGTCGATGCGACTTCGACTCTTAGCCTGGCGCATACTGCCGCAGTTAATAAAATCTACCAGAGGTCGGCGGAACATTCCCTCACCCTGAATGATGAGGCAGTTGGGGATCGTGTCCGATTGGGTATGAACACCATGTCGCTGTCGCATGAGGCGACCGGTGACATAATCAAACCTGTTGTGAACACGGTGGACGTGACGCACGGGGCGTCTCGATTGGCTGTGTTCAATCGACTGGTTGTAGATACGCTGGGCGCCACCGAAGAGGTCATAGTTGCTTATGTAAAACGGGTTCACAGCATCGACGCGCTGGAGATTGCGGATGCGGTGGCAGTTGAATACATTAAGCCGGTTCAGCAATTCCTCTCTCTGACGCATTTGGTGCAGGTAGATTTGCTGCGGCGCAGCTTCGACACCTTGACGCCGGCCGAGCAGGCAAGCGTCCTGGTTACCTATGCACAGACCGTTGAAGCGACACTCCCTCTTTCATGTCAAGCGATAGTTAACTGTGAAATCTTGCGGTCTGTCGAAGATGCTTTGGTTCCGGGTCAGATGGCGGCAGGCGACCTGTGCAAGGTTGGTACGCACATCTTGACCCTGACTGACGGGGCGGAGGTGTCGGTAATCCGACTGGCTCACAGCGACTTGGCTCTGACCCATCAAGCTGATCTTAACTGGGTTTTCACCCGTCGCCGAGTAGATGCACTTGCTTTAGCGCATGTTGCCGCGAAATCGCTAGTACGCTCGCAGAGCATCGTTGCCGCGCTGTCGCTGACGCATCAGGCAACGGCTAGCGTGGCGAAGTTGGTAGTCAATACCCTCACCCTGTCGCATGAGGCGACAGCCGACAACATTCGTCGAGCGTCGAGCACCCTTGTATTGACGGACACAGCGGTCGCCACGAACACTCGCCTGACTGTGCAAGACGATTTGCTTGATTTGTCGAGTCAAGCAGTTGTTGGCTTCATCAAACAGACGTGGGCCGCGAATGCGTTACATTTGAGGGACTGGGCGCGTTCGGGGGTTGTAATCGGCTCAGTGAGCAGTGTTCTTCAGGAACTTCACTACAACTACGATCCTGTTACCTGGCAATTGGTTCCATACTACATTGGCCTCCAGGATCAGGCCGCGGTTGCGGTGATTCATGGCACGCCCTATGAGGCACGGAGCATCCTTTCGCTGGCGGATCGGGCGTTAGGCGTCGTGATTCATGTTGACGCCAAGGCGGGCGAGGCGGCTCACACCTTGACGCTGATTCAAAGCGCCGCGGTTGAGCAGTGGCCCATTGTTCGGGATGCCTACCATGCAGCGAGTGGCCTGCTTTTGACACATGCCGCTGCGGTGGTATTGGTTCGGCCTGTGCTGAGCACATTAGCCCTGACGCATACAGCCGCCGCACTGACGTGGCGGGCCGCGTTGGAAGTGGTTGATGCGTTGGCCTGCACACATGCGGTTGGCTTCGTGCTGATTTCAGCCGAGTCACTGATAACACAGTATCACCCATTTGTTGGGGAAGGTTCCGGCGGCCCGGTTCCGCCTCCTGCAAGCTGTCCAACGCCGACTGTTGCTCCCCCATGTCGATTGTGCTATCCGGTGACAAGTCCAACTGAGTTTCTAATATTGCGAAGCCCGGAGTTTAGTAACAAAGATCGTTTGCAGATGAATCGCATCAGTCGGGAAACGCGCGGCGGTACCTTGGTTGTTTATGCCGATCCGATGTGGCCGAAGCTGGAGACACTGGTGCTGACTTTTAGGGGACTTAGCGCTTCGCAAGTTCAGGACTACTTGACGTTTGTGAGGAATCACCTGGGGCTGGAAGTTGGCTTTGTGGATTGGGAAGGGTTCTACTGGAAAGGTGTGATTTTGAATCCCGAGGAGCCGACCGTCCAGGACAGCAAGGAAGTTTTCACTGTGTCATTTGAATTCGAGGGCGAGCCGGCGGTGTGGGAGTGACAGGTCATGTTCACGTTTGAAGCACCTTATCCGGCAATTCAGACAACTTCCCTGTTGCCGAATCCGCAGTTCAGCGATCAGGAAGGCGTGCTGGATTCGGTGACTCGGAAGTTGGCGATGGATGGAACGCGCTACACCTACGTCAAACGGCGTGGTGGGCGGCGAAAATTGCGATGGACTTTCCGGCTGACGCGGAATAAGGCCCTGGAGGTGCGAGAGTTTCTGCGGTCCTATTTTGCATCTCGGGTGCGTGTAACCGACCATAACGGGCGTGTGTGGATCGGTAATTTTACGGGCAACCCCTTCGAGTTCGAGGGCAGCGGGCGGGCGGCTCCGGCCATTGTGCCATTGTCCCGGGGTGAGTGGTGGACTGTCGAAATCGAGTTTGAGGGAGTGGAAAATGCGTAACATTTCAGCGGCCGGCTTGGCGAAGTTGGCAACTCGACACGGCAATGAACCAATCACCATTCTTGAAGTTGATTGGGCGGTGAACTGCACGCGCTCATATGCCGATCGAGACGTGGGCACCGGTGCGAGTACGATTCCAGGAAAGATTATTGAAGTTGGCGACATGGACAATGTTGTCAACGTACTGGCGAACAATTCTTCGCAGTCGATTAGCATTACGCTGGACGACATAGATGGTACAATCAAGGCGATTTTCGATGCCTACGACATTCATCAGCGGAATGCTCGGGTTTACCAGTATTTTGATGGTCTGGACCTGACTGACAAGTTTCTCTTGTTTGCAGGGAAGGTGAGCACGCCGATTGCCTGGAACGAACGGGACCGCACGGTGAAGTTTACGATCATCTCGCAATTGGAAGATCGCGAGGTCGGATTCAGTGCGGAAGAGGGTCAGTTTCCGTATCTGCCCGCTGATCTCGTGGGCAAGCCGTGGCCAATGATCTTTGGAACAGTTCAAGATTGTCCTGCGCTGCAAATCAATCATGCGGTGACGGGCACCACACTGACAGGTGTGGGCTGCATTGCTGGACAGGAATACTACCAGCGTTTTTCGTGGTACAGTGACGGATCGGGTGTGGATTCAAACCTCGGGGCCTCATTAACACTTATCACGGAACAACTTAACGTGCTTGAATGTGCTCGTGCCTGCGCCGATTCGGCTGGGGCGGAGGCTCAAGCGAACGCCTACTTGGATCAAATCAATGACTTAGAGACACAGCGGGGGAACATGATCGCTCAGGCAATGGCTCGTCAAGGATGTGCTGCAACGCAGCGATCTAAGCAGTTGGCAGACGCTAATTCTAAAGGTCTTGGCCCGAATCCGATTAAGGTGCTAGGAGGCGAAGATTTCCCGCAGGATACGCCCATTGTCATCGACATCAATGGCGTTTGGTTCTGGGGTCATTTTCACGGCCAAGATTTCTATGTTACTCGGCGGTGGAGTGAAGCTCTTGCTAAACAGGCTGAGGATGTCTATGCTGAGCAGACTGAGACCTGTTCGACTGGCCCCAGTGAGTCTGTGCAGAACTTTGATTACAAGATTGATGTATCTTGCAACTGCGTATGGGCTGCGTTTGATACTTGTTGGTGTCGGTCTCACGGTTGGGTCATTCAGACTAAGAGTGGCAGTGCCAGCAGAACATCGGATACTCCGATCTTGCAGCAATTTTGGGCTGAGGCTGGGGCCACGGTACGTATGCATAGCGATGAGCCGCTGACCTATATCGTGAGCATCGTGCCGGGGACAGTTTTGGCGGTGAAGGCATACAAGCAGTTTACTGGCGAGCGACGGCTTATTAACGTGCCTAGTAACCTCTATACGGTTCAAACGCAGACTTACGGAGCGGTCACGGCGGTTCAGGTGAGATTCAATAAACCACTAAGCACCATCACTGAGCAGTCCATCGATGGGTCTGGCGGGTGGAGTGATGACATCTACGTTACGTTTCAATCGAATATTGGTCCGGATACCATCGATGTCCTCAAGTATCTGATCTCCAACTATACGGACCTAACGTGGGATGTGACCAGTTTTAATCACGTGCAGAGCAAGTTGGCCCAGTTCCCCGTGAATTTTCCTGTCTTGGAGCGAAAGAACACGCTTCAACTTCTGCAAGAGATTGCTTACCAAGCTCGCTGTGCTTTGTGGATCAGCAACGGGGTCTTTTACATCAAGTATCTACCCGAAGAGCCAGATGTCGATGATACGATTACTGTGAGCGATTTGGATGCTGATTCTGGTGTAGAAGTTGAGTTAACCAGCACGGAAGATGTTGTGACCAAGATGAAGGTCAAGTGGCGGGTAAGCTGGGCACCTGGTGCGACGGATCGGGATAAGGATAGGTCCGAGAAGACGATGATTCTTCGGCACAATATCACTCGGTATGGAACGAAGGAGGAAGAGTACAACTGGTACATCTATAACCAGCCGGACATCATTTTCAAGTGCGCCACGTTCTGGTTGATACGGAAGTCGAATACCTGGAAGCGGATCAAGTTCAAGACGTTTCTGCAAAAGTTAAACTTGGAGACGTTTGATTGCGCGCTGCTTGATTTTGGGTATCCTTATGTGGCGAGCACCGCGGTGAAGTCCGTGGTGGAAAAAGCTAATTACAACTCAGCCGACAACACTGTGGATTTTGAGTGTCTTGTGCCTGTGCGTGCTGGGGAAATGGCGTTTCACCCATTTTACTGGCCAAGTGCATTGCCGCCAAGTCAAACTTGGCCACCGGATAGCGACCGCGCCAGCAATGATGCGGGTGGTGGTGGTGTGGGGATGAATGCCACGGGCAACTTGCCGGTTGGCAATACGTCTGGAATTGAATCAGGCGACGTGGTGTGGGTCGGTGGGCCGAATGTGGTTTTTCGACCGCAAAGTGATCAGGGCGACCGACATCCAACGGATATTGGTTTCACACCGCAGATGATTATTAACCCAAGCGTCTATGCAGAATTGAACACATCGTCCAAACCTTACCTCAATTTGCGGACTTATACCGTGGAGCCTTCGGCCCCCTATGTTCCGGCGGCGCTGTCAGGAATGCTTACGATTGACCTTGCGAAGACGGTTGTGGTGGATTCCAGTGACCGTGGGCGGGAGATTCACGGGTATTTGAAATCCATCATAGGTCGTATCAGTGATGACGGCAACTTGGTGTTGCGTAATGACGCCTCGATTGGCGATACGAAAGGGGAAGCGGAAGGAACTTTGGATCAGTTGATCTACGTATCTACGGACGGTTATGCTTGCTTGAATGCGGATGCATATGTTTGCGACGCGGAGCATGAGGCGAGTAATGCTTGCCTGTCGGACGTGTTGGCGATTGGCCCGGAAACAGGTTATCTCTGCTTGGATGCCAATGCCTACATCGCCAATGGGGAAGCGGAAGGAACTTTGGATCAGTTGATCTACGTATCTACGGACGGTTATGCTTGCTTGAATGCGGGTGCATATGTTTGCGACGCGGAGCATGAGGCGAGTAATGCTTGCCTGTCGGACGTGTTGGCGATTGGCCCGGAAACAGGTCATCTCTGCTTGGATGCCAATGCCTACATCGCCAATGGTGACGGTCTGGAATCGCCTTTCGACTTCCAGTATGACATGGATGGCCAACTGTATGGTGCAGGGACCGCGTTTCTTCAAGAGTCTCAAGATTAGTGGAACAGCCAGGAGACAACATCATGGCAAAGAAGTGGATTCAGAGTGCGATCAAGCACCCAGGCGCATTGACGCGCAAGGCAAAGGCGGCGAAGATGTCGGTGAGCGCGTTCATTGCACATCCGCCTGCGAACATTTCGACTTCGACTCGACGCCAGATCAACTTGGCGAAGACGCTTTCGTCGTTGCATCGACGGGGCCGAAGCAAGTAAGAACACGTGCGGCAAGTGCGGCAAGTGTAGTGTGTAGCGTGTAGTGTGTAGCGTGTAGTGTGGTAGTATGCGCGGCGCGTGCGGCGCATGCGGCGCGTGCGCAGACAAAGTGTCCAGGCGGAAAGCCGCCTGGACACTTGTTATTTCTTGAGGAGAGGCACTGATGGAAGAGGCAACTATGGAATCTGCTTTTTCGTGGTTGAATCAGCTAATCCAGGCCATCTTTCAATTTTTCCCTCGCATCGTGGTCGTGCGCTCGACGCACGGCGGGGTCAAATGGGTGCGCGGTAAATATGTCAAACTCTTGACGCCGGGGTTACATATTTACTGGCCCTTGGTGACGGATGTGGAGGTGATTGTGACTGCCCGGCAGACGCTCGCCATTCCTGATCAGGTTGTGGCAACGAAGGATGGGAAGAAGGTGGTGGTTAAGACGCTGGTGGTTTACAAGATACCTGATCCAGTGAGGGCCATCGGCAAGATGAATTGGGATGTAGACACAACAATCAATGATCTCACGCAGTCGGCGGTGGTGAAGGTAGTCGCTAATCACACGTGTGAAGAGATCATGGCCGGGATTCGGGATGAATCGTTGACGAAGATACTGACACACGCGACTCGCCGCGAATTGCGGCAGTTCGGCGTGCATATTAGCAGGTGTAAGCTTGTGGACTTCGCAGACTGCAAGGTCTACAAGCTGCTTACGACTCCGGTCGACCATCCAGGGATGGCAACGTACCAATTCTACCGGTAATGACCGGTAATTACCGGCATGGAGCCGATGGCACAGCCCACGGCACAGAGGTTGCATTTGGCGCACGTGACAGGTTCACGGGTTGATATGCCAGAGTGAGGGTTGACACAGAAACCGTTGATTTTCAATTGGCCGTCATCAAGTCGCTGGACACGGTATGTGCGATAGATGCACGATACCCACACCGGCCGCAATATCCACGGGTTATGTTCATCTTTCATGTAACCTTCAGGCACAAGTGGTTCAGGTGCGTCTCGTTTGTATTCAATGCATCCATCCGGATGGACTGTGGGCTGGTAACGACGGATGATACCGTCGTCACGGAGGACTAATCGCATGGCCGCAAATGGCGCATGGGGCGGTCCACCGGTGTAAACGATAAGTGCTGTGCCATCTATGTTTTTATCAGGGCAGTTTTTGCAACTCATCATTGGGCTCCTGGATTCGTAAGAGGCAATCGGCACAATCGGTGTGACTTACTCGGTCGCCAAATTTGGCACACTTCGGATGGCCACACCGCATGATTACGTCGATACAGCCGCACTGTGCGTATCGGACTGCGATGCCGCGGCGGAGCAGGCATTCTTTCCAGAGCGGAACGAATCGAAAGGGATTGTTTGGATCACGTTGGTAGCCGTTGATTTCATTTGGTTCGTCATTCCACGGACTGTCGTGTTCTGGGTAGATGATTGTACCATCTGGTTCAAATTGAACACGTCGATCGCGCCCGGCCTTATAAGGCGGCAGGGTGTCTTCAAGTTTCGCGAGGGTGGATCGTGGAATTTCTGTAGGCTTTTCAGGTGGTGATGTGGGTCGTTGGTAAAAATCATTGATTCCACTCAACATGGAGTCCCAGAATCGTGTGTCACCTTGTGACAGGTCTAAACGGCGCGATTCCGCAAAGTTGCGAACCTCTGTTTCGAGTGCAGTGGCGTCGAAGCCGACACTCACTAGGTGCTCTTGAAAATCGTATAGGATACCTTTTACTAGGCTTGTGGCAACAAGAGCACCGAAGGTGTCCATCGGCTTTACGTCGGTAATGCGGTCGAACAGTTGCGGAGGTGGATTGTTCATTGGCGATCATTCCTGGGAAAACGAAGCGAACAGTTAAGGCAATCGTGATGTGTGAGACGTTGGCTTTGCTGCGGACTTTCGGGGTGATTGCAAAGCATAACAACGTTGATTGCGCCGGTGTGGCGTTTTCGTGTTATGCCGTGAATGCGCATGGCGCATTCGGGCCACAACGGATGAAAGCACCACGAGTCGTTGGGGTCACGACTATAGCCGTTAATTTCGGGCGGCGGGGTTTGATTCGTGTTCTTAGCATAGATGATGGTGCCATCATCCGTGATGTGAGGAAGTTCATATGGCGTGTTTGGGAGCGGCGGCGGCAGTGCGTAGCGAAGACTGCTAAGCGCACAGCCGGTGTAGCCGGTGGGGAAGGCAGGCGGTGTTTGTGGGGGTGTGACAGGGGATGTTGTGGAGGGTTTACAGTTTGAGCAAGCCATGAAATACCTCATTCGCAGGCGGGATCACCGGGACAGGAGAGATTGTCGCAGAAATGCACACCGTCGGAACAACATTTGCGACATGGGGCTCCCGTATGGAAACCTTCATTACAGTGTTTGCGGACCTCGAAAGTAATGCGGTGTGTGTGTGAGCAATCTTCAACGGCTAGAGCATACTCGGGAACATTTTGTTCATAGGTACCGTTGGGTGAGGCATCGCAATTCTGGTCATCAGAGGCAGGCGGCGGAAAACGACAAGGAAGACTGCCGACAACACAAGTCCCACAGGAACACCACCAGAGAAAACAAGACCAGCGGTAGAGGGCGCAAGAAAAGCAATGGTCTATGGGTCCATAGGCAGAATTCTTAAGTTCCCCGCCTATATACACGGGTGGTGGCATTGGAAGCGTCTGATTGCCGGCACAATCAAAAGTATTGCTGTAGCAAAAAGAGGTGTAGATTGGTTCGTCGTCCCTCCATTCGGTTCGGACAATAGAGTAACCACCTCCAATACTTGGTCCGAATCCAGTAATTCCTGCCGCGGCACTGTAGTAGTCAAAATATGAGCCCTGCGGCGGAGGATAACATGGGTCTGATTGGCCGCAATCCCAAGGTTCGATATGAACATTGCAGGGTACTGAGTAGTCGAAGATTATGTAGGTTTCATCTTCGGCTTGGCACATGTTGCAGCCGCACCAACCTTTGGCGATGGCGTCATTGATCTCGTCGATGATGTTTTGTGCCCAAAGTCGCAATTCAGCGGAGAAGGTGTTATCTTTGCAGATTTCCTTGAGTTTGTCTTGGACCTGCTGGATATCGGCTTTTGACCATTTGTGGGGCGGATCAACGGACTCAAGGGGGCTGACGGGATCGCAGCCTGGGTCGGGATTCTGCGCAAGGTCGTTAACCTGTTGGATGATGTTGTTCCAATCTTGAAGTGTCCAGACCCGTCCCATAACTGCCTCCTAAAACATTCGCAGCAAGGTTTTGTAGACTTCCGCACTGGCTAGGCAGTCGGCCAGAGCATCGTGGGGGTTGGTATTGACGATTTTTAGCTTGGCGCACAGGGAGTTAAGACCGATCTTCTCAAAAGGAATCGGTCGGCCGGCGCACGCCTCGCGGTCGTTGATCGCAACGGCAGTGAGCATGGAGTCACGAGCGTGGCTGTGGAATATCTGGTCCACCATGTCTACGCCCAGCCATGCCTTGAGCATTGATGACTCGAAGGCCCAGTTGTGGGCCAAGGGCACGAGGCAACGCTTGAAGGGCAGGCGTAAGTCCTCGAACCAGTCATAGAGCCAGTCCTTTACCTTATCTTGGGACGGGGCGTGAAGCATCAATTCGTGCATTGGAATCTTGTGCTTCTGTTTGGCTGCCTCGCTTTCCCGCTCCGGGTGATTGGGCTTGATGTGGGTGTAGAAGGGTCGCACGTTGTTGAGAGCCTTGAATTCGTCGTCCAGCGGCACAATAGCGATTTGCACAATTTCATGCCACCCTGGTTGGGTGCCAGTTGTTTCCAAATCGACGGCAGCCATCAGATGGCCGTAGAGGTGTCGGAGGCCAGGGTATTCTTGAACGCGGGACATCGGATTCTTTCATGCGTCTTGGGTCAGGTTGTCTTATGTGACTTCCTTCTACGGGCCGATTTGCGGGCTTTTTGCTTAGGTGTGGTCGGCTGATAGCACGGCATATCGTTCAACTCGGCCGGCAGCAGGCCGCGTTCGATCATTTCTTCGTAATGGATCAAGGCCATCGCGTTGAACATGATCGCGGCCAGATGGTCTTCGTCCTTCAAGCCCTGCTGGTACTTCATCAGGTGCCGCTTGAGCGAGGCCACGCAGCGGGAGAACGGCATCCCTTTCTCCCAGTTCCGCTCGGCATACTTGGCCGCGCCCATGCGAAGCCAGTGCCCTTGCCGCTCTTCGGCGAACGGCGAGATCAGGTCGGGTCGGGGCTTGTCGTCCGCCGTGTCACGAACCGCCATGTCCTTGCCAAAGAACTGTCGTTTGCCGCTGTCCGTCATGTCGTATTTTGCCATGTATCTTTTCCTCTATGAACTTGGGAATTGGATTGAGGTATTGGTTGAATGAAATCGCCGCCGTATTCATCCGCCAAGGTTTGTGGGTCTTCGGGCGGTTCGTCAACTTCAATTTCCGCGATTAACTCTGCATAGAGTATCGAGCGGGAAAGCGTGCCTTGCGTGCGGTAGATGCGGACGATCATTCGTTGCGTCCTTCTGTAGCAGATTTCCACACCAAGCCGCTTACGAAGCGCATGTTGTGTGCGCCAATAACGAGGGGATGTTTGACGAGTAACTCTTGTCGGACGCGCTCTTTGGTCCAGTTGTATTTCTCGATGGCATCTACGGATTCGTAGAATCGTGCGTAAAAGTCTTTGAAGGTGATTTCTTTGGCGTCTTTCTTTACGTCACACTGCTCGTCGATGAAGACTTCCAGTTCATCGCGGTTGGTCTCTTGAGCTTGCATTTTACTGACGGTTGTCACGACAGGAATGCGAAGTCGGTCAACAATCGGCGGCAATTCCAGGTGCAGGAGGGTGTAGAGGAAATGTGGGGCTTCCTCTTCCAGTTTGGCTTCCAAGAGTGCTTTAGCGATGCGTTGTTCTTCCAGCAAGTCGGGCACGTGAATCACTGTGATGCGGGTATCACCCCTGAAGATGGGGCAGTGTCTCGGTGAGTTGGCCGTCTGAATCCAGTGCGTCGAATTCGGTTGCTCGAAAGGGTCGTGTCGCATTTTGCGGATGGTGATGGTGCGGCCAGTAACCCACTTCTTGATTTTGGCACGAGCACTGCGAGACTGACGAATATCGACTTCTTCCACTGCGCAGATGATGGCTCCGGCCAACTCACCGTTGAACTCTGTGTCGCCTAGGGCGTGGTCGGCGAGAACAACACCTTTGGTGACAAGGAATTTCAGGCTCTCAAAGAAAATGCTCTTGCCGCAGTCTTCCATGCCATAGAGAAATAAGTAAGGCGTTGGTTGGAAAGGGCAGCGGAAGGCGCAGGCGGTCCAGGCTCGCAGGTAGTCGGCCCCAGTCTTGATTCCCGCTCGTTCGGCCCAAGGCAGTCCCTTCAGTGCTGGCGTCAATTCGGTGCCGACATGGTTGTAGATTAAGTCCCAATGCGGGTGGTATGGAACTTCATCGTCACTTAACTCGGGCATCGGGAAGCGGAACTGCGCGGCGTCCCGGTTCCACTGGCGGTTGCCGGGGTACTCTTCCCGGAAGGGGAGGTTTACCAGTCGCCATGCCAACCAACCTGCTCGACCCATTGCACGCTCGGCATCGGTCTTGCTGAGGCCCAGGTCTTGAAGCATTCGTCGGGCCTGCCCATCGGGCTGTCGGACCCATTCTTTGTTCTTGCGCGTGACCCAGCCGGCGTGCTCCGCGTTGACGGATTCCAGGCAGCGGATTACATTGTCGTACTTATTGCTGCACTTATCCTCATTCTCGTCTGTCTGGCTGGTCTTCACGTCGAAGACGCGGACCCATTTCCCCTTCTTCGTCAGCCAACCGGGTAGCTCGGTATCTTCTTGCTCGCGCTGAATGCTGACGACCAGTCGGCCGTCCCGGTGGCCTTTGAGGATGATTTTTCGTGAGCCCAAAGCCGCCACGTCCAAGTCAAGCGGCTGGCCGATGGCCTCGGCTGCCTTGACGGCTTTGGCGGGATCAGTAAACACGAAGCCGCCGCTCTCGTCTTCGATGCCGCCTTGCGTCTTGCAGGCTGAGGCGAGGGTTGGGAAGCGATTGAAGTAGCAGGTGGTCCAGCCCTCTTCGCTCTGGGTCCAGGTGTCGGCCTCTTTGACTCCTGGCGAGAAGCGGAAGACCCGCCAGCCGCCATTAGGCAAAGGGAAGAGGAAGCAGTTGGGCGAGCCAGGGTCTTTTCCCTGGGAGTCTGTCTTGAAGATGCCGACCAACTTCAATTCCTTGCGGCTCTCCTCCATGAGTCTTTGCAGCGCGCAGGTGTGAGTTTGCAGCAAGTGGTGGTCGGCGACCCAGAGCGTGGTGAAGCCGCTCCGCATGAGGGCTTCAATCTGAGCCTTGTGGCTCTCGTCCAGGGGAACCAGTGTCCGGCTGGACACCAGTTTCTCGAATGGGTCTTGCTGGTCTTCTGTGATCTTGTTGATTCGGACTTTTGTGCGGCGGCCTCTGACCACTTCAATGTGATCTTTCCAGTTCTCCGACAGGTCGGCCACGGTGAGCCGCTTCGTGGCCGACTTGATGATTTCCAGCCCGTGGTTCTCGGGCGTCATTTTTCGGTGCCACACCCACATGACATGGCCGCAGGCGTCGATCGCGCTGGCGAAGTCGAAGTTGACTTCGGCCGACATCGTTCCCAAGACGCAACGGGCCAGAGCGGCGTGTTCGGTGTGGTTTGCGGTCGGTATACCTTCGTCATCCAGATAGACGTAGAGATGGATGCCCTTGCCACCTGTGCTCCGGCGGACTTGGACATACGGCAAGGCGCAGGCAGCTTCTTTGACCTTTTCCAACTGTTCGTCGGTGACGCCGATGCCCTTGGCGTGTCCAGTCAGTGCGTCAAAGTCGAAGCCGAACCAGCGTGAGCACCGGGCCTTCCAGTCCCAGCCAGTCATGCCGATACCCTCGGCGTGCAAAGCAAGCGGGAAGCAGAGGTTGTAATCCTCAAAGGAGGGGTCCGTGGCAGCGTTCTTTGGAATCCTGATGTTGTGCCAGAAATTGACCCCATCTGACCAGGTTGACCGTTTGCCGGCGACTGGCTCCCCCTCGCCGGGGGCTACGTTCACCTGAGTTTCGAGATCAATGGACCACCGATCAATCAGGTCAGCGTTTGCTGGAGTCTTGCAAGCTTGGAGGAAGAGGCGTATTGCTTCGCTGACTTTGATGCTCATGTGTCCTCTTCCTGGGTATTGCTTGGCTGCTGTCTAGTCACCGACACAAAAGTTCTCCATTGGAAGCGTGTAAACGGCTTGTGGGTGAGGCACTTGGTTGCGCAATTTTCCCTACGATACCTATAAGAGACGGCAAAAAAGGCTGAATTTTCAGATTGGGTCTGAAAATTTCGCAGTTTTTGCCGTCTCTTATAGGTGATGCAAGACGATTTCCGCTTCATTCCGTTAGACCAGTTGTGCGAGGCGTGGGCTGTCCTGCGCGTCGTCAACCGCGGCTCTGTAGAGTACCTGGAGCTGCGTGACTCGATCGCCGACAGGGGCCTGCTTAACTCCATTTGTGTTCGGCCTTCTACGCGAAAGCCGGGCAAGTTTGAAATTGTGGACGGCCTCTATCGCTACATGGCGGCCGTGGAGCTACAGCTATCGGGTCTGCCGTGCATCGTCAAGTACAACCTCACGGACGCCGACGTGTTGGCCGCACAGATACAGGCCAATGCGCTGCGGCCGGAGACGACGATTATGGAGTACGCCCGGCAGTTGAAGAGGATAGCCGAGGTACTGGCGACGGCTGAGGGGCATGATTTGTCTATTGCACAGTTGAGTGCTCGGATTCATAAGAATCCGGAGTGGGTTGGTAATCAACTTGCACTGCTGAACTTGATTGGCCCGGCACAACAAGCATTGGAACGAGGTGAGATTCCATTACTGTCGGCTTACGCCTTGGCGCGTGTATTTCGTTCTCACCAACTACAGTTTGTTGAGCAGGCAAAGACCATGCCGGCAAAGGAGTTTGTGCCAATCGTCAATGAGTTTACACGGCGCTGCTATGCTGAGCTGCGGCGAGGGAAGCGACCCCGAGTTGATGGAGATTTCACTCCAGTTCCGTATCTACGTAAATTGCTGGACGTGAAGGACGAGTATGAACATCGCCGAATCGGTGCCTTGTTCCTGGCGACCGCCGGCTGCAAGACGCCTTTGGATGCTTGGTATTTAGCACTGAAGTGGGTACTAAATCTGGATGAAGAAAGCGTCATGTGGCAACGAGAACGATTTGTGCAACGACAGAAGACAGCCGTGCTTGAACGCATGAAAGAAGAAAAGGAGAGCGAACCATGACGTGAAAACGGAACAATGAAACATTGAATCAAGCAACGAGAGTTGTGCAACGTTTCTGACTGACATCCTGACCCACATTCCTGATTCCTGTAACAAGAAAGGTGCGAAAATGTCCGACAACGCTTTGATTCCGTTTACTTTTGAGCAGCTTCCTTCCACCCAGATCGGCAGCGATGACATCTACGACGAACTCGCCAAGGGTGGTGATTATATCGGCCGGTTGCAGCTTTACACGAAGGGCAAGGCCGTCAACAAGGGCCTCATACCGCCTGGCCACTATGGCATCCCGGAGTCCGATGAAGAGATCATCGACCTCGGCGCGAGCGTAGACCTGATTCCGCTAGCTCGCCGACCGAAGGCTATTGACATGACTGACCCGGAGGCATTGGTCATTTCCTACGACATGGAATCCGAGGAGTTCAAGCGGATCGCCACCAAGAGTAACGAGCCGGAGTCGCACTGCCAGTTCGGTCCCAGCTTCCTCGTCTACGAGCGGAGCACCGGTCGATTCCTGGAGTTTTTCTGCGGCAACAAGTCGAACCGCATCGAAGCGAAGAAGCTCTTTCCCTTCCTGCCGCTCAGCCAGGTGGACATTGACGCCAAAGCGGCGGCCGGCCATGACGTGGGCGACCTGAAACCCCACGGCCCGATCCCCGTGACGCTCAAGGTTAAGATCGCCGAGAACAGGCGCGGCTCGTGGCACGTTCCGGTAGTCGTGAAGTGCTTCACGCCCTTTACGAAGATGCCGAGCATGGATGTGATTCGCCGCGAAATGGAGCGGTTCCTGACCGTCAAGGACAATGGCGTCGAGCGGGTCGAAGAGACGAAGCCAGCCCGCGCCCGCTAATTACCTGTTGGGCTTCTGCCACAAATACGCCCTTCATGATAAGTCATTTGCTCCCTGCTGGACTTGCCGCGAGGCCCCGGCAGGGTTCCTGACACCTTGGTGTAAACAGCACGCGGTGTAAGCAGCACGCCAGGCCGCCCGCCTGGAGGTCCGGGTTCGAGTCCCGGAGGTGTCGGCTTGTTTTAACTTTGGTTTGGGAGACCAATGATGGCAATGAAGAGTTTTGTGATTGAGGGCGGCATTACGCTGGCCTATTTCTCCGGCGAAGACCAGACACGACACATTCTCGTGCAGACTGCCGACGATGATGCCGCTGTTGACGCAGCCGTTGACGCAGCCGTTGACGCAGCCGTTGACGCAACCAATGGTTCGGTGCCCCAAGAGTTGGCGGCGCAGGAACGGCTGGAATCATATATCGCGCGGCAGCTTGATTTTCCGAATCAGACTGAGTTTGACGCCGTGTATAAACGGCTGGCGGACCTGCGCGCTCAGGGATTGCGGCTGGCAGCGGATGAGCCAGACATCACTCGCGACAACATGAAACTGCGTATCACCGTCGAGGTTTTGTAGACTGTGAACCCCGAAGCAATTTTGATAACACAACCCTCTGTAGATTTTCGCACCTTCATTGGCTTGGTCCGTCAGGTTACGGGGCGAAATCCGGCGGAAGCAGCCGACGCTTCCCGGAGGGAGTTGTCGGATGCGGAGAGGTTTCTTAGCTGTCTTGCATCCTTGCGGAATGCAAAAGTTGGCATTGGTCTGCCAACTTACTTGCTGCCCCACGCTTCATTCAGTGCCTTCATTGGCGCGGATGACCGGGATTTGCTGGATGTCTTGCAGCACTGTGCGGGAATGCCGTTTGTAACGGCAGAAACGAATGTGCGGGGTGTGCAGATTGCAGTGGTTACGGGCACGTTGGCGCAGTGGCGCGATGCAATTATATCGGGTTGTCATAAAGATGTGGAACCCCCTGTTCGGCACTGTTTCAACAAATTGCACGGTTGGTTCATGGCTGCTGGATTGAATGTTTGGGGTGATTTTCAGGTTCGTCAGGCGGGGGACTACACCTTTGTCCTGGAAAATAAACGCGGGTAGTGCGCCATTTTCATCCGCATTTCTCGAACTGGTAGTATCACCACCGCTTTCGTCAATGCGAACTTGAAGCGAGAAGAACCCTTGCACCGGTTAATAGATGACAAAACCTTATTATTGTGCTGATAATATCGTGCTTTACCACGGTGATCTGCGGGAAGTCCTTCCCCAGACGGTGCAGCCAAACACAGTGGATTTTGTTGTCACCGATCCGCCGTATGGCTTGGGGTTCATGGAGAAGGACTGGGATTTCAATGTTCCCGGTCCAACCTACTGGAAAACGATTGCCGCCGCGTGCAAACCCGGCGCTTTGCTGTTGGCTTTTGGTGGCACGCGGACGTGGCACCGACTTGTTGGCGCGGTCGAAGATGCGGGGTGGGAAATTCGTGATTGTTTGATGTGGCTCTATGGCCAAGGAATGCCCAAGTGCGGTGACATCGGCAAGATGATTGACAAGTCGAAAGGGGCTAAACGGGAGGTTGTTGGCTCGAAACTTGATCGCCCTGGTTATCATTTGCATGAGAACAAGGGTGGTAGTTGTTACGGTGGCGGCAAGGGTCTTCATGCGCCGGGCACCGATGCACGATTGCGGGCCTCGCAGATTACTGCTCCGGCGACTCCCGAGGCTACTCAATTCACAGGGTTCGCGATGGCATTGAAGCCTGCTTGGGAACCCATCGTCTTAGCAATGAAACAGATGGACGGCACGATTGCTCACAATGCCCTGACTTGGGGTGTAGCCGGCCTGAACATCGATGCCACACGGATTGCGTGCGATGGTGGCAGTCCTAGCCAACAGCGACGAGAGGGAAAGGTGCCGGCCGGCAATTATAACGGCTGGAACGTTCCGAGCCGCAATGGTTACAACGATCGGCGACCGGGCGAGGCTCTAGGCCGTTGGCCGACGAACGTGCTTTTAGATGACGAAGCCGCTGTGTTGTTAGACAAGCAAAGGGGTCGTGCTGATGATGTGCAAACCGGCAATATGCAAACCGGTAACTCGGATGGGGTCAGTCGTTTCTTTTACTGTAGTAAGGCGTGTCGCCGTGAACGAAATCCCAAAGGGATGAAGAATGACCATCCCACGGTCAAACCTTTGGCTCTCATGGAATATCTGCTCACACTTCTGTCGACTCCGACTGGTGGTGTCATTCTTGACCCTTTCGCCGGCAGTGGAACAACCCTAATTGCCGCTAAGAAACTCGGTCGCCCGTGCATTGGCGTGGAATTGGATGCCCACAACTGCGAAATTGCCAAGGCACGAATCTCCCAAGCCACAGTGTGAAAAAGCGTGTAAACGATGCGAGGACGGCATGACCATTGAAGAGGTAAAGATGACGACTCGCACGTCAAGTGGCATGCTGATTCGTGTTTCTGCAACCTTGGAATATGCGGACGGGCGCATCTATTTTCTCAAGTCGCCATTCTCGTTGAAAGATGAGATCAAGGCGATGAGTGGCTCTCGTTGGCATCAATTTCAGAACGAAGGCCGCTATGCCGGCAAGAAGATTTGGTCGGTGGACGATAATCAGCGCAACCGTTTTCAACTTCGTTGGCTGTGCGGCGAGGATGTTTACGCTTGGTTTGATCGTCCTTTGATCCGTCATTCTTACCGTCCGCTGTTTCGCAACGGTGTGCCGGCAACGTACATGCCGCACCAAGCCGACTTGTCGGATGCTGGTCTGACGTATCATTACCAGATTTTCGCGGCAGAAATGGGTACGGGCAAAACACTGGCTGCCCAGATGGTCATGGAATTGTCCGGTGCGCCTGTGTGGTGGTGGGTTGGACCAAAGACAAGTCTGCCCAACATTCAACGGGAGCTGCGATTGTGGGATTTTCCGGCTCATAAAATCCAAGTGGAGTTTTTCACTTATGAGGGACTTGTTGGCGTGATGGATGAGTGGAATGGCACCCAACCGGTTCCCTTTGGCTTCATTATTGACGAAGCAAGCCGTTGCAAAAACAGCACGGCGCAGCGGTCTCAGGCTTGCCAGAAACTTGCGGATTTGATTCGCGAGACACACGGCCTGGAGAAGGGCTATGTGATTGAAATGAGCGGCACGCCGTCACCCAAGACCCCTATTGATTGGTGGAGCCTGTGTGAGATTGCATGGCCCGGTTTTCTCAGGGAGGGAAGCCCTAATGCAATGACGGAGCGGCTGGCCTTCATGGTTCTACAGAATTATGCTGGTCACCCGTTCAAGAAGCGCATTGGCTGGAAAGATAGCGAACAGAAGTGCGCGAAATGTGGTTTATTTTGCGAAGAAGGGCCTCACTTGCCGGATGATGACCCGGATGACTACCATCCCTTCATGGCGGCAAAAAATGAGGTCGCTTATTTGTACGAACGACTCAAGGGGTTGGTGGTTGTTAAGCATAAGAAGGACTGCTTGCAGTTGCCTGAGAAACGATATCGCAAGATCATCTGCAAGCCAACGCCGAGTACGATGCGTGCAGCCCAAGCTATCGCCAATTCCGTGTCCAGTGCTATTGTCGGCATGACTCTATTAAGAGAGTTAAGCGACGGCTTCCAATACCGCGAAATCCCGGACGGCATGGTGCCTTGTACACACTGCACAGATGGCACTGTGGCTGAATGGTCAGACCCGAATGAACCGGACAGGACATACTCCGATGTGTCCATGTTGAAACCCGAGTTGGTGGCACGTTTAGTGAAAAGTATTGTACCCTGTCCCGTGTGCGGCGGCACGCGCGAGACTACCAAAATCATTCGTGTCGCCCATGAGTATCCGTGCCCAAAGGATGCTGCCCTCAAAGCTCTTTTGGAGGAGAATGAAGAGGTTGGACGTATCGTCATATTTGCCGGCTTCACTGGGTCAGTGGATCGTATTGTCAGGCTGTGCCTCAGTGAGAAATGGAGCGTAGTGCGGTGCGACCAAGGCGATTTTCGAGTTTTCGCCGCCACTCCGAACAGCCCCGAGGGGCGGGTTATCACAGATGAGGAGCCGCTAGATTATTGGTCCAATATGGATCACGGCAAAGTCGCCTTCGTCGCGAATCCTGAGTCTGGTGGGATGTCGCTAACCCTCGTGGAAGCTCGCATGGCGGTGTACTGGTCCAACTCGTGGAAGCCTGAGTATCGTATCCAGTCAGAGGCTCGTATTCATCGTAAAGGTATGGATGAAAACTTAGGTTGCACCATTGTGGACCTGATTCATTTGCCCAGTGACGAGCGTGTGCTGGAGGTGATTCGTGCTAACCGCAAATTGGAGCTAATGACATTAGGCGAAATCCTTAAAGGTGTGGATTGGAATGACACCAGCGAGGGTGATGAGCAGATCATAGAAGAAGCCGTCCCATGATCTGCGTCGTGTTTGATATCCTGTTGTATGCGGGTAAATGGGAGCGGCGCAGAAATTCCTTGCGGAAAAACATTTTGATGGCTTTGCGAAGCACTCGTCTCGGTGAGCCGGATTCGGTTAAAATCGAAGTGCTTGATGGCGACCCGCGTGTCGTAGTTCATGTCGCTATCAGTGATGAGGATTGCGATGCTGAAGCCATTGTCGATCTGTTACATGCCGCTGTTCTGCATCGTTTGTGCCCGCAGTATGAGAGTCAAGTGGAAAGCGAAATCATCTGCATTCGTGATGATTAAATCGTCTGCAGCGATTGAATCGTCTGCCGCGATTGAGTCATTTGTTGAAAATCTTGTTTCCCTGTCCCTGTCCTCTGTTCTTTTATTTTGGAGTCTGTAGCCATGAAGTACGTGTTGTTGGTCGCGACCGTGTTGGTTCTTACCGTGGGTTCCGCATTCGCGGCCACGCCCGTACCCTCGCAGTCGGTGCCTGACTATCTGCAAGACATCAGCGTCACCATTCGCTCCGGTGATACGCAAGGCTCCGGTACCCTTATTACACGTAAAACCGGTGATGACACTGTTTCCTTTGTCTGGACGGCGGGCCATGTCGTTGACAACCTTCGTACCGTGCGCAAGGTCATCAATGCAGACGGTAGTACACGTCTACTTGTGGAATTCAAGGATGCCAGAATCGTTCAGGAGCGGCATCAAAACGGACGGCGCGTGGGTGAAATGACTCTGGACGCTAAAGTCATTAAGTTTAGTGACGCCGACTACGGTGAAGACTTGGCGCTTTTGATGGTTCGTCAATTGAACGCTTACCCGATGAAAACCAGCGCCCGATTCAAGACGGACATAAACTACATTCCGCCTATTGGCGTCGAACTAAGTCACTGCGGTAGCGTGCTTGGTCAGTTTGGAGCCAACAGTTACACCACAGGCGTCTTGAGCCAGACTGGTCGGACCTTGGAAATGAAAGGTGCCAATGTCAAGGTTTTTGATCAAGTTACAGCGGTCGCTTTTCCTGGCAGCTCAGGTGGTGGCATTTACCTGAAAGAGACCGGTGAGTACATCGGGATGCTGACTCAAGGTGTGAAACAGTTGCAAGGGTTCAATTTTATTGTCCCAGTGCGCCGTATTCATGCGTTTGCGGCGGCTGCCAAGATTGAATGGGCGGTGGACCCCAATGCTCCGATGCCTACTTTGAAAGAGATCGACAAGATTCCGGTGGAAGACCAGGGTGTTCTGTCCACTGGTCGAGTCGATGAAGAACCGGTGAGTTTTAATTTCGATGCTGCTCGTAGCTACGTGGAGCTATTCATCCACCACCTTGGCTGGACAAAGTAAGCCTTGCTGATTCACCACCAGATGGAAGCAAATATGTCTTATATTACAGCACAAGATGCGCGTTGTTTCTTAGAAAGTCTACCAGATGGGTCCGTTGACTTAGTGCTAACTGATCCTCCTTACTATGGCATCGTCAGCAACGCATGGGACAATCAGTGGCCTACAGTCGAAGCCTTTGTGAATTGGCTAACTGGAATCTTCGAGACAGCGCGGCTTAAACTGCGAGACACGGGATCGCTTGTGTTCTTCGGCGGCATCGGCAAGCATGGACAGCGGCCGTTGTTGAAAGTCATGGAGCAACTGGAAGCCCGCAGGTCGTATATTTATCGGAACTGGATTACGTGGGGCAAGCGGCGGGCCTATGGAAAATGCAATGACTATCTTTTTTGCCGTGAAGAAATCCTCTGGTATACATGCTCGAATCAGTACACGTTCAACATCCCGTACTTGGCCGAGAAGCGAGGTTATGCTGGCTTCAATCCAAAGTATCCAGCCAAGAGTGAATACAAACGAGTCACGAACGTCTGGTCTGACATCTCGGAACTGTTTAGGCCGGAACGGGCCTGCCAGAAGCCCGAACCGTTGATCGCACGGCTGGTGGAAACTCACTCGAATCCTGGTGATCTAGTGGTGGACCCTTTCGCCGGTTTTGGCACGACTGGCCTTGTGGCTTTGAAGTTGGGCCGCCGGTTTCAAGGCTGCGAGATTCTTGCTGACGATGCGGTTGCTGCCAATCAACGTTGCGAGGTAGTTGCCACCAATCAATGCTGCGAGGCACCGAGCGTGTAAACGATGTGGATACTGCCAACATCCTTTCCTTATGCTCCGGCGGTGCCGGCCTCGACCTCGGCATCGAGTTGGCTGTGGGGAACACTCGCACAATCTGTTACGTGGAGTGCGAGGCTTTCGCCATCGATTACTTGGCGACGGCGATGGAGGCGGGTTGCTTGGCTCCCGCGCCTGTGTGGACGGATTTACGAACCTTTGATGGCAAGCCGTGGCGTGGAGTCGTGGATTGCATCACTGCGGGATACCCTTGTCAGCCGTTCAGCAAGGCCGGTCGGCGACATGGAAAAGAAGATTCTCGCTACTTGTGGCCTCACGTCGCTCGTGTCGTTAGCGAAGTGGAACCAACAGTGTGTTTTTTCGAGAACGTGTCCGGTCACCTCAGCCTCGGATTCAACGAGGTTGCCGAAGACCTTGAAGACTTGGGTTACAAGATTGCGGCGGGCCTGTTTAGCGCGGAAGAAGCAGGTGCTAGCCACATCCGTGAGCGATTGTTTATCCTCGCACTGGCGAACACCCACCACACGCGAACACGCCGGATGCTCGGCATCCCGCCTCTTGCGCGTGGTAGGTTGCAACCACGACCCGCAGACTGGCCGACTGATGCAATACGGCCTCAAGCAGCAAGCAATTGCATGGCATCGGCTCTGGCCAACACCGACTGCACGCGATTTTCGGACTCCAAACAGCATAGATTCTCAGCAACGGCGGAACAAGGTGAAACGGGGGCAACAACTAGCGAACTATGTCTGCCACTGTTTCCACCTGGCCCCGACGAGATTGATGCATGGCAACGAGTGCTTGACATCGACGACACATTTGCCCCGACTCAATCCTCGTTTCGTCTCATGGCTGATGGGGTGGCCGATGTCCGGGCGGACTGGCTTCGACTTCTCGGCAACGGCGTGGTTCCTTTGGCGGCAGCGTATGCGTTCTGCTCTTTGTGGGCTGCTTTGCAGAGTTAGCAATAAGCTGACCGAATAGTTGGAAACACAATTTCAAGAAGGCGGGCCTGAACATTTAACTAATCAGAAGGACAACAATGCGAAAGCTCAGTAAACAGAGAGTGATGGAACTCAAAGCAAACTTGGCTGAAGGTATGTCACAGCCCAACGTGGCGAAACTCTTCGGCGTCAGCCGCTCTATTGTTTCAGACATTGCCACAGGGCGGGTTCATAAGGATGTTCCCTGGCCAGCGGGCAAGCCGACGCCGAAGCGTGCTGGTGGACAGCATAAGCCGGTTCTGGACTATGACCCGACTGACAAGCGAATCTTGGAGCTGGAGGCCGAGATTATCCATTTGACGGAGGAACGGAACCGGGAGCGGCAAAAGGTCAAGGCTGGTGCCAAGATTGCTGGCTTGTTCAAGGCAATTGTGGCGGAAATGGATCAGCGAATCAAGCCGTTTACGGCACTGCCGCCGGTCTTTGAGTACCGCCGCAAGGCTCAAATTGTTGAACACTGCGTCATGCATTTGTCGGACGGCCACCATGACCAAGTTGTGCGGCCCGAAGAGGTCGGCGCGCTGGAAGACTACAACTTTCCCGTCTCTTGTTGTCGGGCTGAACGATACGTCAACACTGTGATTGAGTGGACGCAAGATACACTCGCGCCCAAATTCTATTTCCCTGTGTTGTGGGTGCTTGCTTACGGTGATTTCACCAGTGGCGAAATCCACAAAGCGTGTGAGCGGTCTTACTATCGCAATCAGTTTCGCAACTGCTTGGCTATTGGGCAGCTTCACGCTTTGATGTATCGTGACTTGGCTCCATACTTCGAGCAGGTGAACGTCCTCTACCTGTCAGGCAACCATGGCCGGCGGACGCCTAAGAAAGACTACGGCGGTGCGCATGACAATTTCGATTACCTGATTGCTGAGGTAGCGCGTCTTCATTGTCGGGAAATGTCAAACGTCCATTTCCAGATTCCTGATGCCTGGAGCGCTAATGTCAACATCAATGGCGTTGGCTTCAATGTGGCACACGGAGATGATGTTCGCTCCAATTTGGGTATTCCCTGGTATGGAATGGTTCGCCGACAAAAGGGCTTGATTGCTCTGGGCGCGGCGGCTGATGCCCAGCGCTGCCGTTATTTTTGTGTCGGTCATCATCACGCGGCCAGCGTCCTGTCCGACGTAGACGGTGAGTTACTGATTAACGGTTCATGGATCGGCACCGATGCCTTTGCCTACAACAGCCTCAGTGGATATCGAGAACCGTGTCAATGGCTTCACGGGGTCAACTCGAAGTATGGCATTACTTGGCGCATGAATGTCAAGCTGCGAAGTGACGCTGAAAAGCACGGTCCCACACGTTATTTGATTGATGGCGGCCGTGACGTGGGGCCACTGCTGCAATGATTATACCTTACTTCCAAGACGAATGCGTCACCTTGTATCAAGGCGATTGTCGCACGGTACTCGCGAGCCTTGCCGAAGAGAGCTTTGCGTGCTGCGTCACGTCGCCTCCCTATTGGGGTCTACGAGACTATAGGACCAAGGGGCAAATCGGCTTGGAGGAGACATTGGAGAACTATATCGCCACGTTGGTTGATGTGTTTCATGAAACCCGGCGAGTGTTACAGCGAGATGGTGTTCTCTGGCTTAATCTTGGCGACGCCTACAATGCCTATAACGGCAACCGCGGTCGGCTAAAGAGCAAAGTAGATCGGCGGCGTCATGAGTTTTTGCCGGTGTTGCCTAAAGGATATGGATTAACCTGCAAGACCCTAAAGCCAAAGGATTTGATCGGAATTCCGTGGCGAGTCGCCCTCGCCTTGCAGCAGGACGGCTGGTATCTGCGCGGAGACGTTATCTGGCAAAAACCTAATCCCATCCCTGAACGTGTTAAAGATCGGCCTCACAGGTCACATGAGTATCTATTCCTGCTCAGCAAGTCCGCCCGCTACAGCTTTGTGCTTCCGAAAGACCGGCGGACCAGTGTGTGGACGGTGCCCACGAAATCAGACAAAGAACATCCGGCAGCATTTCCGCCCCAGTTGATTGAACCTTGCATCCTTGCTGGCAGTCGCCCTGGCGACTTGGTACTTGACCCTTTCGCCGGCAGCGGTACCACTTTGGCGACAGCAGCCCAGGCCGATCGAAAAGCAGTTGGCATAGAACTGAACCCGAATTATTGTACCCTGATTGCAGAGCGTTTGCATCATGCCACTTCACCGCACTACAAAAAACGGTAAACCAGCGTTTCAGTACGGCGCGACAGGTGCCAAGTATGTTTACACGCCCGGCAATGCAGCAAGCCGCAAGGCCGCTAAGAAGCGGGCGATCAAACAGGCCCTTGCCATTGCTCGCCGCACTGGGAAACCTGTGCATCTTTAAGGCCGCGAGGCTGCGAGGCTGCGAGGCTGCGAGGACACCAATGACCAAGCCGCTTGACCGTCGAACAATTGAGCACTGGCGCGATGGTGAATGTATCGCTATCTGGCCCGTCAAAGAGTCGATGATTCAGCGGAGCAGGGACGGCACTTGCCGCATCGTTTTTCCGCCGGGGCAAATCGTCTTGGTGACGGGTGACGAATTACACTTTGACGTGGAGGGTATCATTGAATGTCTGAGTCGCGTGTAAACGAATCGCGCATGAAACTTCATCTCCTTCACATCCGGGAAGGTAAGCAACCCGAGACCATTCATCTCTACTACGTGCTCGGCCGCAAACCGGCGGGTGGCATGGTGGCCCGTGTCGTTATCGAGGAAGATTTGGACCTGCACAAGAATGACACCTTGGTTTTTGACTTCACAAACACACCGGCATGAAGGGTGAACGTGACGAGAGTGGCGAGAGTGGCATGAGTAAAGCATTCTTCATCGGCGGTCCCATTGACGGGCAAGAGCGCATCTTGCAAGTGCCTTCGTCGCACATTGACGTGGCCGGCGTTGCCTATAATCGGCTCTTTGCTTTCGACGAGCCGGTAGTTTTCATATACTCAACGTGGGACGTATCAAAAACCCTTTTCCATCTTTGGCATCACTACACAGACGGCAAGTATGTGGACTCTGCCTGAATGGATTCTGCCTGAATGGATTTTGCCTGAATGGATTTTGCCTGATTTCTACAACGTTACGGTGACTGTTACGGTGCTGTTACGATGACTGTTACGTGACTGATTCACGGGTGTGATGTCGGGTAGCGCCCGACTGATCTGAGGATGTGCGGGCAACCCTCAGTGAGAAAGACAAAACGCCCGCCCATTTTACCTTTTTACGAGGAAAAACCCATGACTGATTTGCTGCAACCTGAATTGCCCGGGGATCGTGACGACAACTTCGAGGATGTGTTTGAGGATGACGACGTATTCGAGGATGACTACGAAGATGACTCCAAGGAGGATGAGGATGAGGATGAGGATGAGGATGAGGAAGACGAATACGATGACGAATACGATGACGAATACGATGACGAATACGATGACGACGAGTACGGCGAAGACTCCGATGACGAGGACGGCTGGGACGATTTAGATGACCCCGATCCCAACGACAATCCCGATCCAGATACGAATGGTTGGGGTGATATCGACGGTGACGAGGTGTGAGCCGCATTTGTTGGGAGACAACCATGCCTATCTTCTGTGTTTCTGATCTGCACCTCGGGGATCGAGGATTCAGGGATAACTTCGCGGTGGAGGGTCGGGAGGCCCGCTTTCATGAGTTTCTGGATTTTGTGGAGGCCGAAGGCGGCCACCTTTATATCCTCGGGGACTTGTTCGACTGGTGGCAAGTAAACCTGAGTCGGTCGATTCGTGTCTATCAGGACTTGTTGGCTCGCCTGACGCACGTGGGGCCGTTGGGGGCCTTGTGGGTTGTCGGTAATCACGACAATGCCTTGATCCATTTCATCGGCAGCGAGATCAAGTTGCAGGGTCTTGAGATGCCTGCCATGTCACGGGCCTTTGAAGCGATTATTGGCGGCAGGCGATTCGCCTTTCTCCACGGCCATGAATCTGATCCATATTGCGGAGATGCCAACCCCGGCATCGGGGAGATTACCGCGATCATTTCTGGGCTGTTGGAAGATCGTAACCGGGGACCATTCGACCGCCATCATCATGCCGTGGAAGACCAGTTTGTTGGCACGCTAGAAGGAGCTTTGACCCTCTGGCGGATGCTGACGTTTCAGCGTGGTCGGTTGAATGAAATAATCGATGGCGTGGAAGGGTGGCGCAAGGAGGCCGAGGCCGACGCGGTGGTCTACGGTCACACGCATGAGCCGGGGACTATCGGCGACTACCACTTCAACACGGGCAGTTGGGCGCGGACCAACGACACTTTCGTCCGTATCGACGAGGACGGGCAGGCAAGTTTGTGGGAATGGCTGCCTGGCAAGCGGGCTCTTGCGTTCGAGCACCTTTTGCGATGAAGCCACTGGAGCAATATGCCGTATATGCGCTGCCGGTTGACCGCATCTATTATGATCCTGATTTTAACTGCCGTGGCGAGTTCACGTTGCAATCGGTGAGTGAGCTGGCGGAAAGTATCAAGGACATAGGGCGGTTGATTTATCCTGTGACCGTTCAACCGTGGACAGCGCAGCCGGGCTACGATTATCGCCTAATCGCGGGGCATCGTCGCTATAAGGCCATGACGGTTTTCCTCAAGGCCACGACTATTCCGGCTGTTATTGTCAATGACTTGACGGATCATGAGGCCCGCCTGTTGAATGTGTTGGAAAACCTTCAACGAAAAGACTTAAACATCATGGAAGAAGCTCGTGCTTTAGAGCGACTGTACCCACACGGTGTAACATTGCGGCAGGCCGCTAAGGAGTTGAAGCAAAATACGCACTGGGTCCACGTCCGGTTGCGGCTATTAAGGATGCCGTTGCACATCCAGCAGAAAGCTGCCGCTGGCCTCTTATCAGCAACAAACATTGACACACTTGCCGGCATAGATAAGCCAGAGGATCAATTGTTGGCCACAACGAAAATTGCTGAGGCCCACAAGCGCGGAGGTCGCCACCGACTTCCCGGATTGGAACGCAAGTATAAGAAATCCAGAGTTCGCACCCGCGATGAAATCAATGCCCTGGTTGAACGGATGCTTCTCGCCGGCATCGACGGTCTTGCTCCGCGCGTCGGTGCGTGGTGTGCAGGCAATATCGACGATGAAGAAATTGCAAAAGAAATCGAAGCTGCCACGCCAAAAACTTTGCCCAAAGACGAAATGGTAGTAAGAGCGAGTGAGGATGAGTGAGGATGAGTGAGGATGAGTGAGGATGAGTGAGGATGAGTGAGGATAGGCAATGAATGAAGATGACCAACTGACGCCATCCATCGCTTCGGCTGAATCGCTGTCGCCGGCCATCTACATCAAATCCCTCAAACCGGGGACCGTCTTGCTTTTGGAAGGAGAGACGGACATGTACGAATTCATCGTACAACACCCCGAACAGGGTATCATCGAGGTCTCCTCGAATAATGAAGTCTTACGACACGGGGCCGTAGGCCAGTTCATGTACAGTGTCCGGTGGGATGACCCCAGCATCAGGCTGAATGCCATTCAGAGGGGGTGGGCCATAATCCTGCGCTTCCACAACGGATTTCTGCAAACGCAGCCCATCCTGTCTGCAAGTGTAAACGGCATTCGTCCAGATGGCAAGCGTTGGCACTTTGACGTGTTTTGACGTGTTTTGATGAGTGACCATCCGCCTAAGCTCTTTTTGGACACCGAGACCTGCGGGCTGCACAGCATGATGGTGCTGTTGCAGTACGCCGAGGAAGACGGTCCCATTGTCCTTTATGAGGTTTGGCGGCGGCCCATCCGCGAGACGCTGGCACTCATCGAATGGATTTGCCAACATACGGTCGTGGGCTTCAATCTGGCCTTCGATTGGTTTCACGTCTGCAAAATCTACACAATCTTCCGGCTATGCAACCCGGATTGGATTCCCGAGGAACATATCGATGAGATCGCTCTGTTAGAGCCACAAGGGCAAGATGGTCCAGCCGTCAAGCCGGCTGCCGCTCTTGACCTCATGCTTCATTCCCGCAAAGGCCCCTTTCAATCCCTCATGGCGCGGGATGACATCCGCATCAAGCGGGTGCCGACCGCATTGGCTTATGCACTGGCGGAAGAATTGGAGCGCCGTATTCACTTAGACAACATTTACTTCGCCAAGTCCGCGGACCCGGAAGCACCCAAATGGCAGGTTTTCGACCGTAAAGACACGTGGGGCGACACTGATACCGACTTCAAGGATGTTGTGCTTCGTTTCAATCCGGCAGGCGGCCTCAAGTTCCTGGCTGAACATGCCTTGGGCTACAAACCCAAGTATCACTATAAGGACGTAGAACCGCCGGCGGCTTGGCGGCCTTACGAGTTGGGTTATGCACCCACGGCGCTGGCCGTTTCGTCGCTTGAAAAGAATTGGGAGGTTTGGGGTATCAAGAAGGGTAAGCCCATGCCGCCGGAGCCACCTGAGCCACCTGTGCCACCTGAGCCACCTGTGCTGCCCGAGGAACCGATCAATGATGCAGAAACCATGCTGGCGGATGAACATGACGGGGAGATTCCAGCCCCGAAGACCGATCCCAATTGCAAGTTGCTGGGAATCGCTTGGCCCGGTGTGATTCGCAAGCACATTGAACATTGGGCAACCAAAACAGATGCTCGTGAATACGCTAACGATGACATCGTTTACACGCGGGCTTTAGACAAATACTTTGACTCCCCCGAACCAGGGGATGATGATTCCACACTGGCGTGTATGGTGGCAGTCGTCCGCTGGCATGGGTTCACAATCAATCGTGAAGGAATCAAAGCCCTCATGGCAAAGGCCCAGGCCGTCGTCGCAAACAGCCCAGTCAACATCAATAAGCCAAATGAGGTTCGAGCCTACATCACCGCCGCGATGGACCGAGTAGAAGCCCTCGTCCTTGAAGAGTCTACGAGAAAATCGAACCTTGAAGCCATTCTGGACTGGGCCATCGGCACACCCTGCACAGCCTGCCCGGTGGACCCTGAGCAGACGTGCATGGTTTGCGGCGGGGTCGGCTACATTGGTAAACCGGAGCCTTGTTTCTGTCAAGGCAAGCCAGATTGCGCCCGCTGCGGTGGCACAGGTTTCCTTCAGCCTGGCAAACATCCAGCAGCTATCCGTGCCAAAACCGTTCTGAACGTGAAGTTTGCCGCCAAAGAAGTGGAATTGTACTCCAAGTTGCTGTTGGCCGGCAAGTTTCACGCCAGCTTCATAGTGATCGGGGCGTTGTCCTCTCGCATGGCTGGTGCAGATGGCTTGAATCCACAGGGAATAAAGCACACCAAGGAGGTGCGGCGAATGTTCCCGCTGGCTTGGGAGGGAATGGTTCTATGTGGCGGCGACTTTGATTCATTTGAGGTCACGCTGGCCGATGCCGTCTACAACGATCCAGCTTTGCGCAAAGCCCTGATGACAAAGGGGCCCTGCCCTAAATGTTGTGGCACCGCCAAGGTTAAAGACAAGAAAACAAAGCAGCTTGTACCATGTGCTGATTGCGAAGCAACTGGCCGAGCACCGCAGAAGATTCACGCTCTGTTCGGCACCGCTTTGTCTGGCGGCTTGTCGTATGAGGCCGTGATTGCCAGCCAGGGGACTGATAATGACTGGTATGACAAGGGGAAACGGGGCGTGTTCGCCATGATTTATGGTGGCAACTCTGACACGCTCGTCACAAAGCTCAGTGTCACGAAAGAACGGGCCGAAACAGCCTACAACAAGTTCTGCTCCGACTATCCCGGCGTCTTCAAGGCTCGGCAGAAGACGTTTGATGCCTTTTGCTCCATGAAGCAACCAGGTGGCCTTGGCTCAGTGGTCATTTGGGAAGACCCGGCGGATTACGCCATCACCTTCCTTGGATTCAAACGATACTTCACGCTGGAAAACACAATCTGCAAGGCTCTATTCGATTTGGCCCACAACATCCCAATGCACTGGCGTCGATGCAAAATCAAAGTGGTTCGCCGGGATCGCGTGCAGACGGCCGGCGGTGCCGTTGCCAGTGCCTTGTATGGCGCAGCCTTCCAGATGCAAGCCGCCAACATGCGGGCAGCGGCGAATCACGAAATCCAGTCACCAGGTGCCCAGATAACGAAACGAGTTCAACGGCGGTTGTGGGATTTGCAGCCCGTGGGCGTCAATCCGCTGCAAATCGCTGTCCTGAACGTCCACGATGAGTTAATGTGCGTGGCTAACCCTGCTTTGGTTCCAAGCATCACGCAGGTGGTGCGCGAAACAGTAGAATCTTTCCGCCCGCAGGTGCCGTTAATCGGCATGACTTGGTATGAGGCAATGGCCAACTGGGCCGAAAAGAAAAGCGGAGCCACACCCGTGAAAATCCGTGCCAAGGAGATGATGTAACCATGACAGACAATCAAATCAAGTACATGATTGGTGGCACTGGCTTTGCCGCTGGTTTCCTCGGTGGCGTATCTCTTTACCTATGGGGCCTCCGAGGTATGATAATCGTTTTGTGGGGTTTATGGCTGCTGCTGGACAGCATGTGGCACTTGATCCGTTGGTTGGCGAGGCGTGACTGATGGGAACCATCCGCAAGCCAAAGCACGGGCCAGAATGGTTCATACGTCGAGATTTGATCGCCTTTCTCCGGGCACGAGGCTGGTACGTTGAGATAACCCACGGAAGTCTCTATCAGACAGGGTTCCCTGATCTGTACGCGATGCATGAAAAATGGGGCCAGCGCTGGATTGACTGCAAGCAGCCAAAACATTACTCATTTACAAGAGCCCAAAGGATCAAATGGCCGCTGTGGGAGGCGAAGGGCACGCCGATTTGGATTCTCACGGCTGCGACACAAGAAGAGTATGACAAGCTGTTCGGTGCTCCGAACTGGCGCGATTACTGGAAGCCATCCTGGGGGTCAGTTCCGACCCCGGCTGAAATCGACGCCTTGCTTGATGGTTAGACCGCGAAATCGCCGGCTAACTTCCTCTTCAACCTGCTACCGCTCATCAATTGGCTTGGAGTTTGCGCCCATGCTACTGCAACAGCGTCCTGAACCGTGGATGTGTATGCCACTGGCTTTTGCGATGGCAATGGACATGCCGGTGGACGATCTCCTCGCCGAGATTGGCCACGATGGTAGCCGGATTGCCTTTCCCAACCTTCCCGAACCAGCCTGTCGTCTTGGCTTCCATATTCAGGAAATGATCTTGATTGCACTCAAACGAGGCATGGCAGTCACGCCTGTTGAGTTATTTCCTGTTTTGCAATCGGCTGACGGGCGTCAGACGCAAACTATCCTCTACCCTACCAACAACTGGGCACTTTTCGCGCGCACCATCAAGACCAGTCGCGGTGTAATCGACGGCACCGGTTTCCGCTTCGGCCACATGGTCGCCTATGACCACGGTCGCATCTTCGATCCTCGTGGGCATGAGTATGACTATTCGCGCGTCGCTTGCGAAGCCCACCAGTTTTTTACCCGTTGCGCATGGCGCGTCGATCCCTTGGAGCGGCCGTATGAATAATCAATACAACAACATTCTTATCTCACAGATGTGCGAACCGCTGACAGAAGAGTTGAATCTTGAATTGTTGCCGCAAGTGGTGGCAGGGAATGTCGCTGCGCGTGAACAGATGATTACAGGCAACATGGCATTGGTTCTTAGAAAAGTAGAAGCCTTCATCCATTGTTTCCCGACTATTGTCTATCTTCGAGACGATCTTATTAGTGCAGGCTTCATGGGTCTGACTAAAGCAGTCAACGCCGTTGCAGCGCGAGTCAAAATCGAGAACGTGTTTAACTACATTCTCACCGCCATCGACCATGAACTAGGTAAATTGATCGATGTTGAACACACCATTCGCATCCCCGGCAAGAGCCGACGTGCGGCAAAGGCCAGTGACAAGCCGCTTATACCGCCGACCTGTGTGAACATACTTCCAGAGCGTTTTGTACATGGAAAATATGAAACGGAGTTGGAATTCCGTGATCTTCTTGACTCTTGTTGTTGCAATGAGGATGAACGAACTTTTCTTCGGATGCGCGAAGAAGGCTACACCCCCGCTGAAATCGCCGAAGTCGTCGGCAAATCCATTGGTTACATCTATTACAGGAGCAAACGGCTGGCGGCACGTATTGATGAGGCACTAAGAAAATGATTCAGCGCATCTACCTAGACCTGGATGACGTGCTTAATACATTTGGCCCGTATGTCTTGCACACAATGGGTTGTCCTATTGGACCCAGTGAGTATGAGCAATACCCGAAACAGTTTGGATGGGCAATCCACAAAGCAGCTAATTGGATGTTAGCCAAGAATCGTTATACGGCGGCTTCATTCTGGTCATCCATTCCGCGTGCAGTTTGGGCAAAGTGCCCGAAGTCAGACCTCTTCCAATGGCTCTTGGACACTTGTGAAACTGCAGTGGGCCGAGAGAATATTTGCATCGCTACGTCACCAACAAAAGACCCCGAAAGCCTTGCTGGCAAATTAGAGTGGATTCACGACCACTGCCCAGAATGGTTACATCGCCAGTTTGCCATCACACCCCGCAAATGGCTTTTCGCCCGTCTCGATTCCCTTCTGATTGATGACCGCGATAAGAATATTTACTACTGGCATAGACACGGCGGGGCAGCCATCATGGTCCCCCGTCCCTGGAACACTCTCCGAGGCCGCGATCCGCGCCAATATCTTGAAGAAAATCTTGCCTACACACTCCAAAAACCTCTCTAAAAAACGAAATGGTAATATGACCCAGATGAGTTGCACCCAGAATAAAGTTGAGTTCATCCCTGTGGATTGGTTGAAACGGTCAGCCTGGGCCGCACGCCACGGTGAATGGCTGAACGTCTATAGTCGGCCCGTCCAGATCGAACACCATTGGGATGAATGCCGAAGTGAACAACAAACCATGAAGCGGATCAATTCTGGCCGCCGTATCGATAATCCGGTGCAATCATTCGAGTCATTAGAACCAGCAGAGTTGGCTTTAGCGGAGTTGGCTTTAGCGGAATTGGCTTTAGCAGAGTTGGCTTTAGCGGAACCGCAACAAACAGCGCGCACGCCACAACAATTGAGGAGACTCCTAAATGATAAGGCGTGAGTTCCTTCAACTCGCGGATTGTTATGATCCCGAAAAGGACAACGTTGCTGGCTGGTTCATTTCTGAGAAACTTGACGGCACCCGCTGCTTTTGGGACGGCGGCATCACTCGCGGCTTGCCTACCGAAAGTGTGCCGTGGGCATCAATCATTGATCCTAGAACCGGTCAGAAGAAAGCCAAGATCAAGCCCGTGGCGACGGGCCTGTGGAGCCGCTACGGCAATCCGATCATGGCCCCCGACTGGTGGCTGAATCAGCTTCCCTGCTGCCCGCTGGACGGGGAGTTGTGGGCCGGGCGGGGTAAGTTCCAACTCTGCCGGTCGATCTGCGGCGGCGACACGCCGGACGAACGCTTCGACAAGATCGTCTTTGCGGTCTACTCCACCCCGCCGCTGGCCGCGATCTTCAGCACTGGGCAAATCAAAAACATCAACATAGTCTGCCAGATCGATTATCTCACGATTGAAGCCTGGATCAGACAGCGACTTAACGAACGAGGTGAACGATTCAACGGGGTGCCCATCCCCAAACATTGTGTGGGGGATGATTTCAAGTTCCTCACTGCCGATCAACCATTCAGCAAGGAAGTGGCTGTACTCAGTGAAGCTTTAGAAAACACGGACGCCTCAATCTGCTACCTTCATCCACAAACAAAGCTGATCGACGCTCCCGAAGCAGCCGCCGATCAAATAGAAGAGTATCTGCAAAAAGCCCTGGACCAAGGCGGCGAAGGCGTGGTGATTCGCAATCCCAACGCCGTTTGGACACCAAAACGACACCGAGGAATCCTCAAATATAAACCCTTCCACGACGCCGAGGCCGTGATTGGTGGTTTCACGTCTGGCCGCGAAACGGATAAGGGCGGCAAGTATCGGGGCAAAATCGGTGCGCTCATTACTAGTTACAAAGGCAAGCGACTGGAATTATCCGGCTTGACTGACGCTGAACGGGAATTTCTGACCCCGGACATGACACAAATCGCAACCCAAAATCCTGGTAAAGACATGCCAGTGTGGTTCCAGGGTAAACACTTCAAAATTGGCCAGACGATCACGTTCAAATACCGCGAATTGTCCGACGATGGTGTCCCCAAAGAGGCCCGCTATTGGCGGCGGAGGAATGTTGAGTGACCGCAACACCGGTGCAGCCCTGTTACCAAAAGAATGACATCGTGCTTTACCACGGTGATCTGCGGGAAGTCCTTCCCCAGACGGTGCAGCCAAACACAGTGGATTTTGTTGTCACCGATCCGCCGTATGGCCTGGGGTTCATGGAGAAGGACTGGGACTTCAATGTTCCCGGCCCAACCTATTGGAAAACGATTGCCACCGTGTGCAAACCCGGCGCTTTGCTGTTGGCTTTTGGTGGCACGCGGACGTGGCACCGACTCGTTGGCGCGGTCGAAGATGCAGGGTGGGAAATTCGTGATTGTTTGATGTGGCTCTATGGCCAGGGGTTCCCAAAATCCTTGGACATCTCCAAAGCCCTCGACAAGTTGGCTGGAGCAGAGCGGGAGGTCATTGGCAGGCGCACCCAACCGGACATTCGTGGCAACAGTTTCCAGAACCGACAGCGACACGGTAAAACCGGAAATGTCGAGATTCTTGATACCGTTCCTGCCACGGAGCTTGCGAAACGCTGGAGTGGCTGGGGTTCAGCTCTGAAGCCGGCCTGGGAGCCGATCGTCTTGGCCATGAAGCCGCTCGACGGCACCTTCGCGCAGAACGCCACGCGCCACGGCGTCGCCGGCTTGAACATCGACGGTTGCCGGATACCGTGCGACTATGCCGCCGAGTACGGCAAGAAATGGCTCACTTCGGGAAAGGGTAAGGCCGGTCCCTGGCACGCGACCGAATACGAAGAGACCCGCAGCGTAGCGGAGCGGGTTTCTCCCCTCGGCCGCTGGCCGGCAAACCTGCTCTTGGAGCACCATCCCGAGTGTCGGCAAGTGGGCACCACGACCCTGCGTGGCGATCCACGGGGTAATTGTACCGGCCGTCGACCGGGCGGTTTCATCAACGTGGGTGCAAACTCAGGCGACGGCAAACCGAACTCTCGGGTCTACGGAAACGAGGTTGTGCCAATCTACGAATGCCATCCTGATTGCCCGATACGAGCACTCGATGCCCAGACCGGCACGCTCATCAGTGGCAAGATGAGAGCTGGTCAGCAGCGCAACCGGAGCAAGGGCGAGGGAGGCTATCATGGAGACTTCCCGGACACCGCCTCGGCCACAGGCACTTACGGCGACTCGGGTGGCGCCTCCCGCTTCTTCTATTGCGGCAAGGCAACGAAGAAGGAACGCGGCCCAGGCAACGACCATCCCACCGTCAAGCCGCTTGACCTGATGGGCTACCTCTTGACGCTGCTCTCCACGCCGACCGGCGGCGTCATTCTCGACCCCTTCGCCGGCAGTGGAACGACCCTGGTCGCCGCCAAGAAACTCGGCCGTCCATGCATCGGAATCGAACTGGACGCCCATAACTGCGATATTGCTATTGCTCGCCTGGAGGCGTGAAACTTGTCAATCAGCGTCACTAGACGATAACACGCAACCCATGAGAATCCCGAAGTCTCTTAGCTACTCGGCTCTCTCCCTCTGGGAGCACGATCAAGACGAATTTTACGTCAAGTATCTTTCGGACCATGCTGCCCCGCAGCTACCACAAACGCCGCCAATGGCGGTTGGCTCGGCGTTCGATGCCTATGTTAAAGCCAATCTCCACGCCGCCTTGTTTGGACCCGGCTCGAATCCCAAATTCGAGTTTCAAGCCATCTTCGAGAGTCAAGTTGAACCACCACGTCGTGACTTCGCCCTGGAAGCAGGCAAGATCGTCTTCGAGGCGTACAAAGTGGCCGGAGCTTATGATGACCTGCTCAAGCAGCTTCAACAGTCCGTCGAGCCACCACGCTTCGAGTTCACAGTGGATGGTACCATTGGTGGCGCACCCTTTACGGGTAAACCGGATTGCCGCTTCGTCCTGGACCTAGGGCAAGGCCGCATCCATTGCATCTATGACTGGAAGGTCCACGGCTACTGCTCTAAGTATGGAGCCAGCCCGAGCAAAGGCTACATGACATGTCTGGACGGCTTCAAGACCGCCAAACCCAGTCGCAGTCATGGCAAGGAACATGCCATGTTCTTAGCCTTCAACTTCCGGGGTCTGACGATCAACTCAGGCTACATGGAATTCTGCAACAGTGAATATGCTGACCAACTTTGCCTCTACGGCTGGCTGCTAGGCGAAAAAGTTGGTGACGAGAATGTGGTTTGCGGCATTGAAGAGTTAGTCGCCAAATACATGGGTGACAATCAACCACCGACGCTTCGCTATGCCCGCCACCGCGGTCGGGTTAAGAGTGAGTACCAACTTACCTTGGAGGCTCGTGTAAAGAAGTGTTGGGACGCCATTTCCAGTGGCCACATTTTTAGTGATCTTAGCCCGGAAGACAGCAAGGCCCGCTGCGAAGTGCTCGACGAAATGGCCCTCAGTCTGATGTCAGACGGTTCCGCGCTTGATCAATGGTTTTCAGAAGTCACAAGACCAGTGCGGTTTGGATAAAGAACCTTGGCGCCAATTAGCAACAGGAACGGCTAAGATGACATATAAAAGTGAACGCAATCCCATGTTTCGCTCGAAGTTTTCCGAGGGTATTTTCGAGCAAAAGTATGTTCATGCAGGGTGCGAGACGTGGGCACAGTTAGCGCACACGCTGGTTGAAGATGTGTGCGGTCCTGCTGATGGATGTCCAGATGGACTGCTATCGCGAGACGAGCGCTTGTTGCTTGCGCAGTACATTCATGATCTGAAGTTCCTTCCCGGCGGACGCTATCTGTACTACGCAGGCCGCCCTCGCAAATTTTACTCTAACTGCTATCTGCTTCGTGCCCTTGAGGATACCCGCGAAGATTGGGCTAATCTCTCATGGAAAGCGGAACGTTGCTTGCTCACTGGCGGCGGTGTCGGCATCGACTATTCAGTCTACCGTCCTTCGGGTCGCAGATTAGTTAGCACCGGTGGCGTGGCGAGCGGCCCGATTCCTAAGATGTCGATGATTAACGAAATTGGACGAAGCGTCATACAAGGTGGTAGTCGCCGCAGTGCGCTATATGCCTCACTCGACTGGCGGCATGATGATATTCCACATTTTCTAGTCTTTAAAAACTGGCATGAGATACCGGTGCCAGGAACCAAGTTTACGTTGGCCGATGTGAAAGAAGCAGACTTCAATTGGCCCGCACCCTTGGACATAACCAACACCTCAGTCAATTACAACACTGCTTGGTACTTAGCCTGCTGTCAAACAAACGACCCTGGTGAAGTATTCATGGCCAACGTGCGGCAGGCAGTCTCGACAGGTGAACCAGGATTCAGTTTCAACTTCTTTGACAAGGAGAATGAAACTCTTCGCAATGCTTGCGGTGAGGTATGCAGTCAGGACGACAGTGATTGCTGCAACCTTGGCTCCCTGAATTTCGGTCGCATTGAAACACTGGATGAACTTTACGCGGTCACTGTTCTAGCGACGAAGTTTCTCGTCTGCGGCACCTTGCGAGCACATCTGCCTTATGCGCAAGTCTACAAAGTGAGAGAGAAGAATCGCCGCCTGGGTCTTGGACTCATGGGGCTGCATGAATGGCTGCTCAAGCGTGGCTACCGTTACGAAGTTCCACTGGAGTTACACACTTGGCTGCGCGTCTATCAAGGCGTTAGCAACCAAACTGGTGACGCCTTTTGCGATAAGCTAAGCATTTCGCGTCCAGTAGCCAAGCGGGCGTGTGCTCCTACAGGCACAATTGGAATTCTCGCCGGCACCAGCACTGGCATCGAGCCTATTTATGCCGTCGCTTACAAACGCCGGTATCTCCGCGAAAATGCGAAATGGCACTATCAATATGTAATCGACAGCGCTGCACAAGAGTTGATCGACCATTACGACTTGAATCCAGAGATGATAGAAAGCGCTCTCGATCTAGCGTCTAACTACCGACGACGAATCAAGTTTCAGGTTGAGATTCAATCCTATGTTGACCAAGCAATCAGTTCAACAATCAACCTGCCTCGCTGGGGAAGCCGACTGAACAACCTTGACACCGTTAAAGACTTTGCCGCCACCCTGGCCCATTACGCACCCCGACTGCGTGGCTTCACGGTCTATCCTGACGGCGCCCGTGGCGGGCAACCGCTGACACCTGTAAGCTACACCGAGGCAAGAGAGAATCTTGGCAAGGTATTTGAAGAGGCGATTGCAGCCCATGATGTATGCAGTCTAACCGGACACGGCGGCGTCTGTGGAGTCTAAAATGTTGCACACCAATGAAACCATGTTACGATTTGCCTACATCCGTGCTCAACGCCTGAGTAACGATCCAGCTACTCAGAATGGAGCCATTCTGGTTCCAAAAGGATACGAGCCAATCACTAGCGGCGTAAATGCGATCCCCGGCAACGTCGTCATATCGGCTGAGAGACTAGAGCGGCCACAGAAATACACCTTTATAGAGCACGCCGAGCGGGCTGCAATTTACGAGGCAGCGCGGCACGGTATTAAGACAAATGGAGCTACGTTGTTTTGCCCTTGGTTTGCGTGCGCTGATTGTGCCCGAGCGATTATTTTAGCCGGCATCAAGCACGTTGTTGGCCATAAACAGGCGATGGATCAAACACCAGAACGGTGGCAAAAAAGCATCGACGAAGGTAATAAGATGCTTGATGAGGCAGGCGTTGTCCGAGAATATTTCGACGGGCAAATATTCACCTCCGATTTCACAATCCTTTTCAATGGGAGGCTTTGGACACCATGACTGATCTTGAGCGGTACTTAGCTTTCCTGCAGCGTATTGGATTCGTTAAGCTATCCCTGTCACCGGGGCTTTCCGCAACTTTGGAATCTGCCAAATGATTCTTCGAGTAAAGAAGCTAGTTCCTACCGCCAAACTGCCAACTCGTGCTCATAACTCCGCAGGCTACGATCTGTATGCCTGCCAGGACATAATCATCCCTGTGGCAAAGACCGTAATTGTGCCCACAGGCATTGCCGTGGAATTCCCCCGCGGATATGTGGCTCTAATCTGGGACCGTTCCGGAATGGGAGCCAAGGGCATTCACCGCTTTGCCGGTGTAATTGATTCCGATTATCGCGGCCCCTGGGGCGTGGTGCTCTGTAATCTATCCGGCAAGCCATTTGAAATTACAGCCGGGGACCGGATTGCTCAAGTCCTGTTCCAAGCAGTGGAGACTTGGGCAGTGGAAGAGGTGAATGAATTGAGCGACACGTCGCGAGGCGCTAACGGATTCGGAAGCACCGGAATATGACAATCACCGTCGTCTGAACACTAGAAAGGCTTCATCATGCCCATCCCACTTTTCATTCTCAATCGTATCCAGACCGCCCCCATGACTGGTCCACAGATTGCTGATGCTTTCATCAAATTGGCGCAGACCGCTGATCGAGCTGACCTGAACCATTGCGCCATCAACATTGAATACGTAGGCGATCAAGATACGCTGCTCCCTGGCAATTTGATCCCAACGATTACGCTCTCCCTGGTTCGGCAACAAGTGCCTCAAACACCCGCCAAAAACACAACAGATAACAAGAGTCTTGAAATCCGACCCAGACCACAACCGGTCGTGGAAATACCCAATCCTTTCTTCCAGCCGGCTGAAGCAGCATGCGATGTAGACCCATACCCAGAGGAATAGCCCAGAGGAATAGCTCAAAGGAATACCCAAAGGAATAGCTCAGAGGAATAACCCAGAGGAATAACCATGCAACTCACACTTTTCATCTTAGGTGTCATCGGCATGACCCACATCGTCGTAGACAGTGTAATCTTTGCCCCGATCCATAAGTGGATCAAGCCGCGCTGCAAGTGGCTCGTCAAACTGATGGACTGCTATCAGTGCTCGGGTTTCTGGTGCGGCATCCTATTGGGCGCAGCGCTCTTCGGCCTGCATCCGCTGATCGTATTTGCTGCCGGCTGCGCCGGCAGCTTCCTAGCCCAATTCGGCTGGCTTGTGCTCGACGCTCTGGAACACTACGCGAAAGCTGGATAGCAGGATTTGCGTGCTGCCGCGTATGCGGCTATACCTGAGCAGCCACACCTGGGCAGCCACACCTGAACGGGCTATAACTCCAGCCCACAGCGAACTATCCAACCTGAAATGTCTCAAGTGTCACAGCATGTCGGGTGAACTGACTGAGGATTGATATGTCATTCCTAGCTGTACTTGGAATCGCGTTTGTCGCCGGCTTTGCAATGGACCTGGTGTGGACGCTTTGCGTCGATGCAGTCACCCGATGTCGGCCTTTGGTGGCTGCCAACTTGAGTGCAGTCCTTTACCTCTGTACCATCGTCTCCACAGTCCTGATCGTTGAGAAATGCTTTACCGCCGTAGCCGCCTACATCCTCGGAGGTTGGCTCGGCACCTATACTGTCGTAACCCGCCGCCGGAAACTTAACTACTCGGAACCCATGCAGCAATGAAAAAAGGCGTACAAATTCTGGTCTATTATGGTGAGCACGGCGACAAATATTGGCTCGTTGACACACCACAGCAGCTAGAAGCCGCCCAGCGCAAGTTATTCAAACAGTTAGATGAGCAAGGTTACTACAACGACGACGAGAAACACATTTCCGAGGCCCGAGCTGGCGATATCTATGCCATCCGCTGGCTACTTGTTGCTCACCGTCGCCGGGAATACGAGGACTGGGACGTTGAAGAGGCTCTTGATCCATGCACCAGTTGATTAACGCAGATGTCCTTGAAGTGCTGCCATCCTTGCCAGACTTCGCTTGTGCTTTTTTAGACCCACCCGATGCTCTTGGATTGAATTACAACGGCTATAGAGATCGTCCGGTTGATGGCTACATCGACTGGCTGATCCAAGTCGTGGAGGCCACGATCCCACACTGCGACATAACATGGCTGAGTTACAACGCCAAATGGGATTTAGCTGTCAAACATTGGGCTTATCAATTTGGTGCCCAACGGCCGTGGCTGAAAATCAAGCCCTTCGTTTGGACGTTCACCTTTGGACAGTACCGCAGCTCTGACTGCGGCCCCGGACACCGACCAATACTTCGTTTTCGCAAGAAAAATGCCCCACTTTATCCAAACCAGATCAAGGTGGCCTCATGGCGGTTGTTGCATAACGACAAACGTGCGGCAGCCGGCGGCCGAGTACCCTTGGATGCTTGGACTGAATTTCCGCGTGTTGTAGGCAACGCCAAGGAACGACGACGTTGGCATCCTACACAGCATCCCGAGGCCCTGGTCGAACGGGCTATTAAACTATCCACCCGCGAGGGGGACGATGTACTCGATTTGTTTTCCGGGACAGGCACGGTACTTCGTGTGTGTAAACGCATCAACCGCAATACTGTGTCAGTCGAGCTGAATCCGATCTACTGTGCTGAAATTGCCAAGGAACACGGGCTGAAATCAGTGTCCGAAAAGTTGTGGGCATCAGCCAGGCACCAAACAGCCGCTTTGGAGACCGTCAATCCTTAGTCACATTCTGAACTTTATAGGACGCCAAATTGGTTCCCCGTTTACGAAGTGGTATTTAGAGCGACACCGTTGCCAAAACAGAAGAAGGAACCACCGGTTGTTTTCCAATCCCTTCCAATCGAAGAGCGCGTATGAACACTCCTGTTGACTATTTGGGTCGCACCATTCGTCCTGGCGACCTCGTTGTGTACTCGTGGCGGCGCGGTTCAATGATGGGCTTGGCGCAATTAAATGTCAGCCAAGTGAGTGAAGCCAACATCGTTGGCTACAACCCTGTCGGTAGGCGTGTGACTCTTAGGAACCTTTACAATGTGGTAGTAGTTGAACGTCCGCAAACCACGCCGAAAGGACTATCTGATGCCACTCTACGACCTTGAATGCAGTGTGTGTGGCAATAAGAGTGAAGAGTTTCAGGCAATGGACGCCAAGCAACCCACCCGTTGTGCGAAGTGCGGCGCCACGAAAGTACATCGCGTACTTATAAAACCGCCCAAAGGCCACAACAAATACGAAGATGGACACCCGCGCAAGACCCGAGGACGAGGATAAACGAACCAGTGTAACAAATCGTCGCGGCTGGGCTGGGCTAGGCTGGGCGGGGCAAGGCGGGGCATGGCTGGGCGGGGCATGGCCGGGCGCGGCAGGGCAAGGCAAGGCAAGGCAAGCTTCTAAATGACACGCATCTAAATAACACGTATCTAAATAACACGCACCTAAATGACACGCACCGTTTCTATCTTTCGTCTCACGACACGTGACGAAATTCCCGTCCCTGACCCAGATGACTTCGTACAAGACCTAAAGGAGATTGCAGATGAAAACAACCGACATTTTGCGCAAAATTACGCTGACTGGAATCAGCGATATCATGTTCGATCGCTATGCAGGCGACAATCGAACGGAACTGAGACCAGACCAAAAACTTTACCTGCAGAGCGACAACACAATTTACCTGCCGTCTGCCAACATCCTTTCTCTGTTATCGGCACAAAACACACCAAGCGCTCCGAAACGATTCCTCGACTCCCGTAAATACAAACGAATGGCTGCAGCTCTTTGCAGCTTTGTGAGCGTCGACCCGATGGAGATTCCCTTTCTCCGTGAGGGCCAACCCATCGTTTTCAGTGGTTTCGATGCTCAAGAACGTGATCCTAAATCAGGTTGCTACATTCATCGGGCCGTGGCCCGGTTGAGGAACGGCATTCCGAATCCCAAGGTGCGGCCTGTACTGCCTTTACCCTGGGAACTGCGGTTCACGTTAACCTTGTTTGAAAATGACGAGGTGAAAGAAGAAACAGTGCAGAATCTCCTTGTGAAGTCTGGCGTAGCTATTGGACTAGGAACATTCCGCGGTGTCTACGGAAAATTTCAAGTCACAAGCTGGGAGAAAGCGTAATTTTGCGACACGACACAGCGCGGCTCGGCGTGGCTGGGCTAGGCAGGGCCCGGCTTGGCGAGGCACGGCGTGGCGGGGCAAGGCAAGGCAAGGCAAGGCAAGGCAAGGCAAGGCAAGGCAAGGCAAGGCAAGGCAAGACAAAACAAGACAAGACAAAACAAGACAAGACAAGGGCAAAACAAGATAAGACATAACAATGAAGCGAACCCTTGTATTGGCGGACCTACATTGTGGCCACTTAGTCGGCTTGACGCCGCCCGCATGGCAGACTGATTCATCCGAATCAAACGGCCGCACGAAGCGGGTGAAATTCGCTTTAATCCAGCGAGAGGCGTGGCAGTGGTACATCAAAAATGTGGTGGCCAACGGCCCGTATGACTTGGTGGTCATCAACGGCGACGCCATTGACGGTCGCGGCGATCGTTCCGGTGGGTGCGAACAAATTACCACCAACCGCCAAGAACAAGTTGACATGGCGTGCTATGCCATCCGGCAGGCACTTGTGGGCAATCCAAAGTTAGTGATGACCTACGGCACGGCCTACCACACAGGCGACCAGGAAGAGTGGGAAAACGACATCGCTAAGGAATTAAAGGCTGAGAAAATCGGCGCACATGAGTGGGTCGAAATCGGCGGCGTCATGTTCGATTTTAAACACTTCATCAGTGGCTCACAGGTTCCCACAACACGGGGCACAGGACTAAAGAAGGCGGCCCTTTGGAATATTCTCTGGGCTGACCGGGACTATGCACCGCGAGCCAACGTCCTAGTTCGTTCGCACGTCCACTATTTCAACGCTGCGATGGACACTATCGAGCCGCGCCTACAACTAACGACACCGGCGCTGCAAGCAATGGGAACGCGGTTCGGATCGCGCAGGTGTGAGGGGTTAGTTGATTTTGGATTCATTGTCTTCGAGACCCACCGTGGCGAGGTGACACGCTTCGAGCCAGTGATGGCGAAGTTGAAATCACAAAAGGCAACTGCATTGGTGATTTAACGTGGCGTGGCACGGCCAGGCATAGCTGGGCGCGGCTGGGCACGGCGAGGCCGGGCTAGGCGTGGCAAGGCAAGGCAAGGCAAGGCAAGGCAAATAGGCGAGGCAAATGGGCGAGGCAAAGGCGAGGCAAGGGCGAGACGACAACATGAATAAAGAATCCTTGCATCAGTTGGCAGACGACAAAAACTCTTTTGTTGTAGCCGAATTGAATCTCAACCCCGACGACTACACGAAGAAAGGCAAGCGTGTCTTGTACGCTCTGGATGAGCTGGAAGCCGCCAAATTGAAAGACGATCGACCGCGCATCATCTACTGGGCTGGTTTCCTGATCCAAGTTGTTGGCAATTTGACGAAAGACTACCTTTTTGAGGAGGCCCAAGATATCTTGTTGGAAAAGGATGACTCGTGACAAAGCGCAATCCGAAACAAGATGGCAGCAACTTGTATGATTGCATCCCACAGGCGGGATTGTGCCCCGTGGGTTGCAATCAATGTTTTTTCAATCGACCAGGTGCCTTCTACACTGAAGTGCCAAGTGTCCCGACACCCGAGGAAGTTGGCAACGGCATTGTTCGCATGAACTGTGGGAACGATAGCAACAATCAGCGTGACCTGGTGATTGAAACCGCCAAGCAGTTTAAACGTGTCTTCTTCAACACAGCAATTCCCCGCTTCGATTTTCCGGGCCCCGTCGTCTGGACCGCTAACCCAGCCGAAGAGCAACCTGTGCGCATCCCGCCAGCCCTACAAAACGGGGTGCCTGATAACCTCATGTTCATTCGACTACGGGTATCCAGTACCAATCTCAACAACGTCAAATTGGCTGCCGAATGGTTCACTGAAAAGCAGATTCCAGTAGTTCTGACCTTCCTGGCCTACTATGAGGCTGAGCCAAAACCGCCGGCCGAAGTCTTGGCAGCCGTGGGCGGCCCGTGCTACGAGTGGCGCGTGCGACATATCAATTCTTATTGGTGTCCTACGGCATCATTCATTCGCTATGTGCTGGCCCAATACAAGGGTAATCGACTCATCTCGCACTGCGGCAGTCTGGAGGGCGCATACTGTCGGCTCTGTTTAAACTGCGAATCTTACTACCACCAGACTATCAAGCGGATGAAAGGAGAATGATGCGAGTAAATTTCTATGGGGGCCCTGGTGTCGGTAAGTCCACACTGGCCGCTATGACTTATAGTTGGTTGCGTCAACACGGCCATTCAGCCGAGTTGGTTCAAGAATGGGTCAAGAATTGGGCCTACTTAAGCCGGGAGATCAAGTCATTTGACTACGTTTACACGTTTGCCAGCCAATTGCATCTGGAAGACCGACTCTTACAGGCTGGTGTGAAATGGATCGTGACCGACAGCCCAATCTATTTGCAATGCATGTATGCCCTGCGACACAAGCAAAAAGCCGCAAATGAACTTTGGCGCATTGCCAAACGATTCGAGGGGAGCTATCCCTCGATCAACTTCTACGTAGCTCGGTCGCCGTTTGTCGTCTATGAACAGGCTGGTCGGTATGAAGACCTGAATCAAGCCCTTGAAATGGATGACTTCATCGTCACCTGCTTGTACGAATGGCATATTCCCTTCACACATGTTCTGACAGGGGAAATCGATTCAGTAATCCCGTTGCTCAATAAGATAGAAAATGCGACCCCGAAGAGTCGCAAACGGAAATCCAAGACCTAGGAAACTCACGCAGGAAACTCACGCAGGAAACTCACGCAGGAAACTCACGCAGGAGACCCAACATGGGCGGACTCGTAACCTTGATTATTAGCATACTCGCCGGCGCAGTCGTCATGACCCTGACCTGCGAGGCACCTGTTGCCATCATCACCATTTGCGGCATTGTGGCCGTGGCCGCCATTGTCACACAGACGAAGAGGGTGCTTTAATACTTGCACATCGGTCGAACCTTTACATCGGTCAATAGGCGTGAGTGAAAAGCGTGAGTGAAAAGCGTGGGTAAAAGGCATGAGTGAAGTCAACATCACTGTTGAACGCATCGAAGCCATCGAGCCACATCCTGACGCAGATCACCTGGAGATCGCTAAGGTAGCCGGCACACAGACGCTAATCGTCAAGGGTCAATTCAAGGTCGGTGACTTATGCATCTATTTCCCACCGGACATCTGCCTCCCCAGCAACGTATCAGAAACCCTAGGTATCCAGAAGTACCTTAAGACCGCCCCCTACAACAACCAACGGATACCATGTCGCGTGGCAGCCTGCCGGCTGCGAGGCGTGCCCAGCTATGGGTTCGTTCAACCGCTCTCAGTGCTGAGCAAGTCGGTGGCACCGGGCGGGGACGTAACAGGTAGGGGCGTAACAGGTGTGGACGTGACAGGTGTGGACGTAACGGAACAATTCCGTGGCATCAAGTATGAACCGCCGGCACGAATCAACCGCGGCACGGTTTGGGGCGGATTCGTCCAGGAGCCAGTCAACTTCCACCACTACACCGACATTCAGCACTACCGCAAATACCGACACTTGCTAGAGCCAGGAACGCCTGTAAGAATAACCGAGAAAATTCACGGAACATGCTCGCGCATAGGCTGGTTGAAAGTCGATGGCAAGTGGTTATTTTATGCCGGCTCCAACAAAACAGCTCGCAAGAGGTTCGAGCCCGAAGGGCAAGAATCCATCTACTGGTACCCTGCGCGGCTTGCAGGTGTACTTGGCTTGCTCACCGATCTCTGCAACCGTGATCGAGGCGAACGGACTGACGACGTGATTCTTTTTGGCGAGTTATTTGGCCCCGGCATCCAGGATTTAGACTACGGGATTCCTGCAGGTGAAGTCGGCTGGCGATGCTTCGACCTCAGCATCAACGGTTCCTACCAAGACTGGTCGCTGCTCAAAAGTTTTTGCGACCGCTATAACGTACCAACGGTTCCATTGCTTTACAAAGGCCCATTTCATCCGGAATTAGTAGATCAACTAACGTGCGGCCCGACGACAGTAGCCGATAAAGTCAAGTCAAGATTCAAGGGCCGTGAGGGAATTGTAATTACGCCCCTTGTCGAACAACAATGTTGCTTCGGCCGACTGATCTTGAAATCAGTCGCAGCAGATTACTTAAACCGCCACGGCGCAAAAGACGAGGGCGAACTGTGAAGTACCACGCCTGCACCGTCTTTCGCGGCTTTCTACTGGGTGTCTTCATCTGGACCGCCGCGCCTTACGTGGGTGGCCTGTGGTACGGTCTCTGCGGAGACCATCAATACGAGCAGGCGTGGCTCAACAGAGCCATCGACCACTTGAAACGAATGCGGAAGCAATGCGACGATGCTGACTTACAAGGAATCCTAGACTACACTATCCAGCGTTACAACCGCGCGGGCGCATGGAGTGTCATGGTGGCCCCATGCATCGGTCTCGATGAGCAGAAAACCATTGGCATCAACATGCCACACTGTCCTGGCATCTGCATCGATCCTGAAGTGCTCACTTGGCCCGCAGAAGACGGAGCAATGGTCGTAGTCCATGAAGCCATGCACGATTATTGGCCCTATTTCGGCCACAGCCACATCAACGGGCGTGAACGTAAGCTGTGGACCCTATCCTACAAGGTGCGCCGATGCCGGTCTTGACAGTTAGACGCAACAACTACAATAATAACCCTAAGTCCAGCACCGTGTATACACCGTCCAGCGTGGCCCGATTCCTATTCAACGTGTTGAACCAAGCTCAGGCACACATCTTGGACCCCGCCATCGGTACAGGACGACTCACAGACCCTTGGTACGAAGCTGGTTGCCACATCACAGGCGTGGATGTTGTTGACTACAAACCCAGATGTCATTCGTTTCATCTAAGCCGCTACGAAGATTTAGAGCGTCTGGACCGGCCAGACCTGATCCTATGCAATCCGCCATTCAACGGCGCGCCGAGCAAACAGTTATACCCCGAGGTCTTTTTGCGGCACACCTTCAAACTGTTCGGCGCGAAGGTGCCTCTCATACTTTTCACTCCGATGGGTCTACGACTGAACCAACGCAAGCACAGCACCCGCTGGCGATGGCTACGTGATACCAAGGCACAGATTACCTCGATCATTACCCTGCCCTTGAACATCTTTTCCGAAGTGGAGTTTCACGTCGAAATCTTAGTTTTCAACGTCAAAGGGGTGCATCCACACTACTTTCTGCCAGAAGAAGCCCTGCAATGAACTATACAAAGAAACAGATCGCGGATGCCTTGGACTTGGCGGTACTTAAGCCCGAGGCCACTGTCAACGAAATCCGACGAGCCGCACGGTTGGTGACCCGCGAGAATATCCGCAACCTGTGTGTAGCCCCTTGTAATGTAAAATTGGCCCGCCTCTACACGCCACGAGTCTGTGCTGTCATCGGCTTCCCGCATGGCAACACACTGCCGTTCGTGAAGCTCCATGAGGCAGCAATAGCCATAAGTTGTGGAGCCACCGAAATCGACGTGGTGGTCAACTACGGCCGTTTTCTGGACGGCCAACGCGGAGTAATGGTCCACGAATTGCGCACCCTTGTCAGCATGGCCCGAAAACACGGTGTAAAAATCAAAGCCATCTTGGAGACCTGCTACTACCAACCGAATCAGATTCAAGCAGCCTGCCGAATATGCGTTTTCTGTGGCGTGGACTTCGTAAAGACCTCCACCGGCTTCGCAGCCGGCGGCGCAACTCCCGAAGCCGTCCGAACCATACTTAAAGCTGTGAAAGGCAAAGCCCAGGTCAAAGCCAGCGGTGGAATCAAGACCTATGCCGATGCCGCTCGCTATTTAAACCTAGGCTGCACACGGATCGGTTCCTCATACTACAAGGAATTGTTGCCGTGAGCAAACACAAAATGAACCGACTGGCGCTGAATCGCGGCTATCTCTGTGGTGCAATGGATCGCACAACGGATGGCGGCATCGGCTGGCGCCAAGACCTGATCGAAAGCCTAAAAGACCTGAAAATCCTCTGGTTAGACCCAACGCGCAAACCTATCAACATTGGCGGTGAAGACTTGGAAAACCGTATCCTGCGCCAGAAAGCAAAATGTGCCGGTAACTATGAATTCGTCCGCAACCAGATGAAGCAGATTCGCCCCGTCGATCTGCGAATGGTGGACATCGCCGATTTCCTTGTAGTCAATCTTGATCTTCGCGTCCACGCATGTGGCACCTATGAGGAACTAACTTGGGCAAACCGAATGAAGAAGCCCATCCTTGTGCGCGTCGAGCAAGGTATTGAGCACACACCTGATTGGCTCTTCGGTGTGCTTCCCTTCGAGATGATCTTTTCAACTTGGGACGAAGTAAAACGCTACCTTCGACACATCGCCCACGACCCAGTTATCGACTGCCTCAACCGCTGGTACTTCTTTGACTGGATGGGTGAGCACGTCCCCGCCAATCAGAAGATAACCACCGTGAAGCAGAAGAAGTGAAACCTGACTCAAGCGTCCACCGAGGTCCAAGAGCGCATCGACGCCAAGGTGGCCGAGGTCATTGGCCCGGTCCCAGACGGCCCCACGACAGCAAGTGTGAAGGCATGAAGCTGGCCGGCGAGATCGCCCGTTTCAAGGTCTTTCCCGCCGGCCGGCGGTCGCCGCATTACTGGACCGTGTTGGTATTCGCCAACAAGAGCCACATGCGGCAAGGTTTCCATCAACTCAACATCACCAATGACCATGACGACCGCTTCGGCGCAATCGTCATGCCACAAGAGCGGCAGTGGTTCCTTCGTAGGAAATGGAGAAGCGACCCTTCCCTGGGCTACGTCCTGTTCGCCCGCACGCAACTGTGCATGGAAACCCAGGCCCACGAGGCGGTCCACATGGCAACGGGCTACCTGCGGCGCGCCGGCCGTTGCCTGCGCCTTGCCAAGGAAACCAATGAGGCGGAAGAGAACCTGGCCTACTTCACCGGCTGTTGTGCCGCCCAACTCAAACGCGGCTTTCACAAGTTCCACTGTTATCGAAAGTGATCCATGAGAATCCCGAAGTCTCTCAGCTACTCGGTTTTTGTCGCTCTTTGAGAAAGACGCCGATGAGTTCTACGTCAAGTATCTTTCGGACATGCCGCCCCTCGGCTACCGCAGACGCCGCCGCCGATGGCAGTTGGCTCAGCGTTCGACGCCTATGTCAAACGTAAGGGAAGCTAAGCCATGAACTTCATTCGCAAGAAGAAACGTGGTCAGAACCAGAAGGTCCGTAAGACATGGTTCTCAGAAGAGGGCTACAGGATTACTTGGCGCAAGGAGATCTACGGCGTCCAAGTGCCGGCCCGTTACCAAGCATGTGTGCGGATGTTGGTCCCCTACAGCGATGGCCAATTGCGCCCGGTGTGGGATTTTGTGAATCGCAGCCATCGGCTAATAAAGACGCTAAAGAAGGCTGAGAAAGAATGCGAGAAACACAAGCGACTCTGGACAAAGGCCATTGAGGCCGCGGGTGTCCGAGCCTTAAAGGAACTATTCGGCAAGCTGCCCTTCGGCTTGCCACTGTGGACACGGAAGAAATTGAACCGCCGGCTATATACCATTTTGACTAATAATCAGCCGGCAAAGTACCGTAACGATGAGTCATGCACCGCATCCGGTTCTGACGCATCCGGTTCTGACGCATCCGGTTCTGACGCATCCGGTTCTGACGCATCCGGCTTTGATGCATCCGGCTCCGACGACTTTATCAAGATTTCAGAACCTTCTGCTGCATCTACTAAAATGGCCTCGACCGAGGGCAACTCAACAACTCGACGGACCCGTCACACTCGATCAAAGAATGCTGAAACCCGACATGTCGAGAAAGCGGCAAAAACACGAAAGAAGCCTGCCGCGAAGCGCACTAAGCGCACTAAGCGTACTAAGCATACTAAGCGCCCTAAGCACACTAAGCACAACAAGCACAACGCCTCTTGCGAACTGGAACTATGATGGCTGAGTTCTGTCCCCGTTGTACAGCACCGTTAGAGAGCAGCCGAGATGCCGACCGCTTGTGTGAAGTCTGCGGCTGGTGGGGCGACCAACAAGAAGTTCTGCCGGTGCCACCGAAAAACGACGTATTCAACCCTGTATTAGCTGCCGCGCAGACTCTCGAACTGTATCGTGACGTGTGCCGTAATGAATTACTGGCTGAGCAAATTTATGATGCCGGCAACGCCACTGAGGCTGACTTGCAACGTACCCACATTATCCGGCGGCACGCCGCTCACGCGATCATCGAAATGTTTGTTGCACTACGAAATCGAGCCGACAAAAATCGAGTCTACGAAGATCAAGCTGACGACAATCAAGCTGACGATGATCGAGCCGACGAAAATTGAGCCAATGAAGATTGAGCCAATGAAGATTGAGCCAACGACGACGATCAGCCGGGAAAAACGTTGTCGGAACTATGAAGCGTTGTTGAAATCGATAAGTCATCTCGCAATTAGTCAATACCCAGGTTGACAAAAGACAACCGGAGACAACCGGAGACAACCGGAGACAACCGGAGACAACCGGAGACAACCGGAGACAAACTGAGGAGGAAGATAAATGGCACACTTTCCTGAACAAGTATGGAATGGCATTTGGCCCTCGACTTGGGAGTCTGGCATTATTGACGCACCAACGCCGGCTGATTTGCAGTTTATGGCACAAGAAATTGTGGCCGTGGAAAATGGCGTTCTAAAACTCCACACGTTCGTTTGCCAAATTGATGATCGAGTCAGGGAACTTGTAGACCAATTTGGACCCGAAGGCCCGCAAGGGCCGCAAGGGCCGCAAGGGCCAGAAGGGCCGCAAGGGCCGCAAGGGCCGCAAGGGCCGCAAGGGCCGCAAGGGCCGCAAGGGCCGCAAGGGCCGCAAGGGCCGCAAGGGCCAGAAGGAAAACCTGGTCATGATGGCATGAATGGACAACCAGGGCCGCAAGGGCCGCAAGGGCCGGAAGGGCCGGAAGGCCCACAAGGCCCACAAGGGCCAGAAGGACCGGAAGGAAAACCTGGTCGCAACGGCGTAGATGGACAACCAGGGCCGGAAGGTCCGCAAGGCCCACAGGGGCCGGAAGGTCCGCAAGGCCCACAGGGGCCGGAAGGCCCACAGGGGCCAGAAGGCCCACAGGGGCCACAAGGGCCGGAAGGCCCACAAGGCCCACAGGGGCCGGAAGGCCCACAAGGCCCACAGGGGCCGGAAGGCCCACAAGGCCCACAGGGGCCGGAAGGCCCGCAGGGGCCAGAAGGCCCGCAGGGGCCGGAAGGCCCGCAGGGGCCGGAAGGCCCGCAGGGGCCGGAAGGCCCGCAGGGGCCGGAAGGCCCGCAGGGGCCAGAAGGCCCACAGGGGCCGGAAGGCCCGCAGGGGCTGGAAGGAAAACCCGGTCGCGATGGCATAGATGGACAGCCAGGCCCACAGGGACCACAGGGGCCAGAAGGCCCACAAGGGCCGGAAGGCCCACAAGGGCCGGAAGGCCCACAGGGACCACAGGGACCACAGGGGCCGGAAGGCCCACAAGGGCCGGAAGGCCCACAGGGACCACAGGGGCCGGAAGGCCCACAAGGCCCACAGGGGCCGGAAGGCCCACAAGGCCCGCAGGGGCCGGAAGGCCCGCAGGGATCGCAGGGACCGCAGGGACCGGAAGGCCCACAGGGGCCGGAAGGCCCACAGGGGCCGGAAGGCCCACAGGGGCCGGAAGGCCCACAGGGGCCGGAAGGACGGGAAGGCCAACAGGGGCCGCAGGGGCTGCAGGGGCCGCAGGGGCCGCAAGGCAAGCAGGGTCTAACATGGCGAGGGGCGTGGCAACCTGGTGTTTCCTATAGCACCGACGATGCAGTCCACTACAAGGGCAGCGCCTTTGTTTGTATCAAGCCGACAAATATCGCACGACCGCCTGCAACAGCAACAAGCAATACAAACTGGGACGTGTTGGCTGCAAAAGGTGAACCTGGTAAAACTGGCGCGGGTGGTGGTGGTGGCAGTGGAAGTCCAGGTGCAAAAGGTGACAAAGGTGACAAGGGCGACAAGGGCGACAAGGGCGACAAGGGTGATCCCGGCTTAGTCTGGCGCGGAGCTTGGGACAGCGGCTATGCTTACGTCGTAGATGACGCTGTTGAATGCAATGGCTCATCTTACGTCTGCATTCAAGCCAACACCAATCAGCAACCGCCCAACGCGAGTTACTGGAATGTGTTGGCTGCCAAAGGCGCGCAAGGACCGCAAGGCGAGCAAGGACCGCAAGGCGAGCAAGGGCCACAGGGGCCGCAAGGGCCACAGGGGCCGCAAGGCGCGCAAGGACCGCAAGGCGAGCAAGGACCGCAAGGCGAGCAAGGGCCACAGGGGCCGCAAGGCGAGCAAGGACCACAAGGCGAGCAAGGACCGCAAGGCGAGCAAGGACCGCAAGGCGAGCAAGGACCGCAAGGCGAGCAAGGACCGCAAGGCGATCCCGGCTTAGTCTGGCGCGGAGCTTGGGACAGCGGCTATGCTTACG